ATATCACATGTTGTATCAGTTGGAAAATTTACTGTATATGTTGTATCATTTTCAGATGTTCCTCTATAAGTTAATGCGAAATATTTATGAGTTATGTTTGGTACGACATAATATCTTATGATGACTATGCCTGACCCCCCCATTGCCCCATTTTGGTTATTAATCCCGGTTGACCCACCACCCCCTCCTCCCCCACCCCCCCTATTTGTAGCGCCAGCTACAGGATATCTCCCATTGCCTTCTGCTGTACCGTCCCCCCCCCCATCAACACCAATTCCTGCTGTACCACCTGTCCATGTACCACCTCCTCCCCCCCCACCATAACCAATACTGCTTCCTGTAATAGAGCTTATAAATCCGGAACCACCATTGCCGGCTCCGGAACTAGAAGCATTCGAACCATTACCTACAGCTCCTCCACCTCCACCCGATTTATAAACACCATTATTATTTCCACCATTACCACTTACACTATTTCCCGTCCCACCATAATTACCACCAGATATACCACCAGCACCACCACCACCACCACAACCGCTTGAAAAATTACCATCAGAAACACTTCCTTCTATTGGTGTTGTATTCGGTGTTTGATTATATGATCCACCACCTCCTCCACCAGCCGCAAACAAACTAATAAATGAAGTATTTGATAAAGAAGTAATTGAAGAAGAAAACCCATTGCTACCTCTATTATATGATCCTGAACCACCATTTCCACCATTACCAACAGAAACAGAATATGTTCCAGCATATAATGTATGTTTTTCTTTATATGTAACAGCACCACCACCCCCGCCTCCTCCATAATTTCCACCCCCTCCCCCACCACCAACAATTAAAATATCAGCAACAACATCACTTGGAAAATTAACTGTGAATACTCTTTTATTATTAACAACAGTTGAAGAATAATTTGGATGAGTACTTCCATATGTAAATGTAATAATATTTCCACTATCATATATTATACCGTCAGATGATATTTGTTTTTGCACATTATAAGGCGACACAATGGGTTCTGTATCTCTATTATTTTCTTCAAATACAGTATAAATTTTATTTTTAGGAATTCCACGATTATCTCCAATATCACAATTAGAAACTAGATAATTAACAGAATTAGTACTAATACTAATATCGCCTAAATTAAAGCCTTCAACAATGGGAACATTGGAATGTTTAATTTTTTCAATTTGTCTTGCGTAATTATTTATATTTTGTAAATATTGTGTGTAATTACTATCATATTTATCTATATATTTTAAGTTATTAATATTATTTAGATAATTATCTTTTAATTTTTCTAATTCTTTTATTTTAATTCCAAGTATATTTTTCTTTTCTTCTATAGATTTTCTAGCATTGATTTTGATAGGATTTTTGTTATAGTTATCTATAATAGTATTTATTTTGTTTGTTAGATGATAATCTACATTATCTATCATAGCGTTTAAATTATTTTTAAAATATGCTTTATCATTTTCATCACTAAAAATATCATTTAAATTTATTCGATTACCATTAAGTGATAAATATTTGTTATCAGCAGCAGGAAACCATGTTTGATTTTGATTATTTCCATAACTATATAAATTATTAGCATATAATTTTACAGGTTGTGATTTAACTACACCTGTTATTTTATTATTATGACAAAGAGTATTAAAATTAAATTTATATAATATAATATTATCAATTTCGCTAATTTTTGCTTTTTTTTGCACTTTAATTAAATCTCCATCAGATTTTAATTGAATCGCATTGATAGATTCTGTTAAAATATTATTATTAATAACACCCCCATTTTCAAGAATATTAATAATACCTGTATTTGGATCTATTCGAACTTTAGTAATACTACTTATTTTATAATTATCACCATCTTTAGTTAAATTTAATTTATATAAATTTTCTGGCAAAGCATTAGGTATTTGTTCGTCATAACTGCAAATATTATTTAATATTTTAGATAAATTATTTTCACTCCTTGTATCAAAATACATACTAATATAATTTGATTTTCCTCCATCAGCCAATGAGGTGGCTGAAGCATCTTTATTATTAGTATCATTTGCGGAAGTATCAAAAGGAATGGTTCTTAAAACATCTTCAGTGAAATTGGTGTTAAATACATTATATTCAAAATTTTTCCCATTTGGATTAAATTTTTTATGACAACCATGATTAAAAAATGAGTTTTCATCATCTCTTGTAATATGGTTATTATCTGCTGTTATATATTTTTCTGCCATATCAGAATTTTCTTTCCAACCTCCTTTAAATGTATATTCGCAATTACTCCCGTCCTCAGGCGTACATTCTTTTTCTTGAAATCTAATCTTACAATCTCGTGCTTTTTCTATACTTTTAGAAAAATTTTCATTATTAAAAATATCATGTTTCGGTAGAGAATCTATATATTTATTTATAAAATTTTTATATGTTGGATCAGTGGATTTTTCGTCATAATAACTGCGAGGATTATCTGGCGTAGATGATGTATCGTATTTTTCGACTATATTTTTATGTTTACAATACAAAGTGTATATAAAATATATTACTACAATTATAAATATAATATATAAAAATACTATTCCAAAAAAATGCATATAATTATTCATATTATGTAAAGCACATATTTCGCCCATTATTTTATTATTTAGTTAATCTATTATATATAATTATTTGTTTTAATTTATTTTGACATATTTAAAAGCTTATATAATTAATATTAATACATTATAGTCAAAAATCCTTACCATAATAAATATAATATTATAAAAATAAATTAGTTAAAACCAATTGGTTTAATCCAATTTTTGACACAAATATTATCATTTGCTACCGAATGAGAGAAAAAGCAATTACATTTAATATAGCAAAATTTACTTTTAAGACTAGGAGTATATGATATATTATTTTTTAATGTAATATTATTTTTATCGCTTCTTGAAATATTTGAGATATTAAGAGTTGTATTTCTAAATATATTATTAAAATTACTTGGTTTTTCTGTATTTATAATAAAATAATTAGCATTGAAAATAGCTATATATATAATAATTGAGATAAAACTAATCATTAATTAAATTATGATATAAACTTTTATATAAAAAACATTAATAATTATTAAATTTATTAAATTTTTCAAGGACTTTGTCTCCGTCATTATTAAAATTTTTGTTAGCATCACCAGAACATTCGTTATATTTAAAGAAACAATTATGACATACGCGGATATTTTTGACAAATAATGTTTTATTGTTAGTCAATTTCCAAGAATAACCCGGATATCTTCCACCTGTATGAGGTTTGTATAAATAATATTTTTCAGTATTATTATTAAAATATATAGGTTCAGGTTCTATGTCAATAGAATTACAAGGACCGCAACAAAATAAAGTATTTTTAGCATCAATAATAATTTCTTCGCTCATTATGGTATTTATTTATAAATACAATAAATATATCAATTTTTATATTTTAAAAAATTTATTTTTTAACAACACGTTTTTTTAATTTGTTTTTAACAGTTCGTTTATGTCGTTTACCACCATCCTGATCTCTAAAATCATTACTATCGGTGCCAGAATAACCACCAAACCGTTGATATTTTTTTTTATATTTTTTCATATGTCCACCGTTAGTACTACTACTATTACCTGTCAAGGTATTCACAGCTGTGTCAGCTAAGGGTTTTATATTTTCCGCAATTATAGGTAACTGACTAGCCTTAGCTACTTGTGATACAAATTCTTGACCTAAATTAAACCCGCTATTAGGAGGTGTATCAACATATTCAGGTTGTTTGTATTGAGAGTTAAATAATTCATACATTCCTCCTTTCATATTCGCACAATCACCACCCATTGTATAACGACGGCGAGTTTTTTGATTAGGTTTTTTAACTTTATTTAAAGTTTTGCCTAATAATTTTTTAGCAAAACTCTTTTTATATGATACATAACTTATCATAAGCCCATTTCTTTTAACATATAGTTTGTTGCTACCATTTTTTTTATAGACAGATACGGGTGCTTTTTTGCCGGCGATAGTTTTACTTCCTACTTTTTTATATTCAGTCATTTCTTTCTATATAAATGAGAGAAAATATTAATTTTGATTGTTCAATTCTATTATATCAATTTTATTTGGCATTATATTATTTTTTGCTTTTGATTCATTTTTTTGTTTTAAATATTCGTCTTTTTCCTTATCTAACATAACACTTGAAAGACCAATTATTTTTCTATTTAAAATATATTCTATTACAAAAAAAGCAATAAATATAGTAGATAGCCAAATGAATATAATAGATAATAAATCAAAAAATTTAAAAATAAATGTAAATAAAATAGGGTAATCTTTTTTTGTTATAGGTAATAATTTGATAATATAAGAAGAAATAAATATAATTAAAGGTTTATATATATCATCAATTATGTTTTTAATAAAATCAGAAGTTGTAATTCCTATAGCAAAACCAGACGCGGCAACTAAAACTTGATTTTTAAATGTATATTCTTGGAAATCTTTGTAAAATTTTTTTAATAAATAAATCTAACATTATTTAAAGTATCTTTTCTATTTAATAATATTTTAAAAAAATTGATAATATAAATTTAATAGGTAAAAATAATATGAAAGGTTTCTATAGAATTTTTAATGAATATGAAGAAACAAATAAATTAATAAATATTATAAATTTTGATAATGATATTGATAAAAATTATATTCTTGCTTACAAAAAACACAACATATCAATAATTTATAAATCTTTTAAAATATGGAAAGGAATTATTCAAAGTATAGTGGCAACATAATATCTAAAATAACGAATAATTCAAAAATTGATGCTGAAGTATTTTTGATACAATTAAATTTATTATTAATAAGTTTCAGTTTTTTATTATTTTTAACATTCATATATTTTGAAACAGAGAAGGTATAGCACATTGGTATTAATAGTATAGATAATTTGATTATTTTAAAATAGTTACTATTTTTAATAAATTTATATTTTTTAATGAAACACATTTTATATAATAATTATGATAAAATTTTAAATGATAAAAGAGTACATAATGTATAAAATCTTTAAAAATAATAAAAGTTCTTAAAAATTGTTAAAAAATAAAATTATGTACTTAAATTTTTAATTAAATGATAAAAGAATTAATCCAAAAGCGGACATAATGATACCTGCTATTCCTCTTTCGGATATTTTAACAGTTCCTATAAAATAAAAATATAATAAAATAAAAATTATTTCAAGAGATACGAACGCTCTATAATATGCGGGGTTTGGTGTTATTTTAATTAAATAAAAACCTAATAAAATCAAAATAAAAACGACTAACGCATATATATAATATTTGGGTTTATATAGCTCTTCTGTGTAAGTATTATAAAATAATAAAAAATATAAAATACATAGAAACCCTATAATAATATTTACAATAATAGGGAAAATAAAATATTTAGTATTATCGTTCTTAATAAATATAATTAATATTGCAGATATTAAACTTTTTAAAATGAGTAAAAATAACCAATACATTATAATGTTATTTGGATATTTTACCTATCTATAATATAAAAATATTAAGTATGTATAAATTTGTTCAATTATTTATAAAAAATGATTATAAATTAAATTTTTATAGTTAAAATGTCTTCAAAGAATTTCGCAGTTTCTTTCGTCAACAAGGATGAGAACACTAACACGGTTCTATCATCAGTTTTTAAGAGGGATATAATGGATATAATGGTTAGCATGACAAATAACAATAGTAATTACACAATAGCACAAAATAACAAGATTGCGATTATATGTGATTACTTAAATAACAATCCGCAGAATATAGAATATTTGATATATATGTATGGATTTGAGAATGCTTTAAAAAAGTATCAGGAGAGGTTCGGGACGATCAATAGTAATATTGAAGTCCTAATGAAGGATTTAGCAATTATTATTATTGATGAAATTGTATTGATATATGAAATACAATATGATGAATCGCATTCTCCATTATATTCGCCTATACAATCGCGAGCACCATCGCCAACGCCATCATTATTAAATTTTCTAGAAAATTTTCACAGACAAGGGACAACGCCTCCGCCTGAGTTTGAAGAAACATCAAAACCAGATATTAAAGGTATATGTATTTATAATCGAGATGAGCACGGAAATCATTACGATAATTTATCAAAACATTTTAATACAGAAGATAGGGAAAAATACAACAAGATAGCCGGTTCTATGATATCGGAGAATACCAACTATTAGATAGAAAACATATTTATATATATTACATACAACATTATATATTTTTTATGTTTTTTATATATTCAATATCTTTTTTAAGTTCTAAATTTTCAAGCTTTAATTCTTTTAATTCTTTATTTAGTTCTTTAATTGCTTCTACGAATAGAGGTGCTAATTTTTCATAGGAAAGGGTTAAATAATTCTCTCCGGATTTAGAAATAATATTACCATTATTATCTCTAATTATATCAAATGGTGCTATTTTAACTATTTCAGGAAGAAACTTTTTAACATCTTGAGCACTTAAACCTATATTTTCTTCATCTGAGAACCCATTTTTAATAGCCAATTCATTGGGTTTATAACGATAACCATTTAAATTATCAATTATATGTAAAGGTTTTTCTATTTTGGATAAAAATGTTTTCAAACGTTCATCGGAATAATTTGAAGTAATATTACCAGTTGCGATAATATTACCTTTTACATGTAATTTTTCTTGCGGTTCAATATTACCTATACCTAATTTCCCTTCATTATTTAATAAACATTCAGATACGCCGTTTTTTTTCATATTAAATATACTACCATTACCTGTTTGATTTACTATAAATATACTATCAGTATGATTACTTACAATTTCTAATGTACTATTTAAATTCAAATTTCCATTTACTGACAACTCAGTATTAACAACTAAAGCACCGTCAATAAAAAATCTATATTCATTTGGAGCTGGAGAAATAAAGTATTCTTTGCCATTAATGACATTATCACGCAATGTAAAAAATTTATTATTCCATCCACCGTTGTTTGTATTTTGACCATTTTTTTCAGGAGGTATAGCTATATCATCTAATGTAAAATTATTAATTCTATTGGATATAATGTTTGAATTATTTGTAATTACATCATTGCCATTAATTTTCAATGCTCCACCATTGGAAATATTTATATCACCATTTACTTCTAATCTATAAATATCATTTGGTATAGTACCTATACCTACACAATGAGACGGCAATAGGTCTTCAGTTGGATAAAAAATTTTATTATCAAGTTTTGCCCATTTAGAAGTGCCATCAACAGCTAAACTAAGTTGATTATTATTATTAAAAATAAAATCATTTGGATTAATTAAAACCATACCTTTAACAGTAGCTGAAGCAGTTGGAAAATTATCAAAATTATCAAGTACTAAAGGAGTATTGCCAATATATATATTATTACCCGATGGTAGTCTAATATCCCCAACAACATTAAATGCATTATTATCACTATTCCAAGTCAATAATCCTGATTGTGATATATTATAATTATTTGTACCAAAAAAATTACCTATTAAGATACCACCTCTAATATCATATGAATTTTTTCCTGTTCCTCCTCTACTTACAGATAATGTCCCGTCTGTAACATTAGTAGCATTTAAAGATGTTAATAATCTCCCGTTTCCTTTAAAATTAGTAGCATTTAATGTATTATCATCAGCATTCCAAAAAAGATTAAAATTTTGTTCAATCTTTGATGTTCCACCAAATAATAGTTGCGAGTTATTAATCGTGGCTAATCCGGTACCTCCTCTTTCTATTTGTAATATACCTGAAGAAATATTAGATATATTAATATTTGTAATATTGCTTCCAATTCCTTCAATTTCTGTAGCTTTAATTTTGCCTAAAACATCAAGAGTATTATTTGGTTCTTGAACACCAATGCCTACATTTCCGTTAAAAATTGTGTTTCCAAATACGTATAATAAATTACTATTAATTTCACCTTCTTCATAATTAATATTCAATATATTATTAAAAGAATTATTAATATTACCAATGATATTGGAAGTATATAAAATACCGTCAATGTGTGTGTTGCCATTAATATCTAATAAATATTGTGGCTTATCATTGTTGATGCCAATATATCCATCTTTATTAATGTTAAAATAATTATAATATGTTCCTGATTGCGAAGAAGATTTGTTATTTTGTATTTTATAATCTCCAGATATGGAAGAAATTTCCCATACCATTTATTCAAACTCTATTATATATGCTATAATTATTATTTTTAAATATAATTAAATAAAATTAAATAGTTTTATAATATTTTATTAAATATTATTATTAAATAGGTAATATCAAAAGATGATAAATAAATGTAATAATGTAATTACATTGAATCAATATGGACCGACATGCTGGTTTAATAGTATATTGATGGCTGTATTATATAGTGAAAATAGTAGAAAATTATTATTAAAAAAATCAAAACATTGGAATCGTAAAATAAATATATTTAAGACGTTATTATATATATTAAAAAAAAAATATTTAAGAACAGATAATATATACAATGATTATCTTTATTTTGATAAAATACGTCCTGAATATATATTAAATCTATTATATAAATATAATAATAAAAAATTTGTATTTAATCCTGAAAAATATAAAACTAAGGGCTACAAAACAGCATTATATATTAGAAAAGTTTATAAACTTATGGGGGCAAATGTATTATTTTTAGATTATGACAAATATAATAATAAATTATATTATTCAATATACAATAATTATGAATTAAAAGGATTGGAAAATAAAAAAATACAATATATAACAAAATATAAATCAATATATACCATTAATCAGAAAATGCAAAATCCTGATGTGATAATAATATCATTAAAAAGCAATAATGATTTTGAAGATTATCCTTCTTGGTATTTGATAGATAAAAATAAATATCAAGATATTCATAAAAGTTTATTGAATTTAAATAATAATATATTATTTAATAATAATGAATATATACAAGATTCTGTATTATTAAATAATTGGAATTCTTCCGTAGGTTCTCATTCAATAGCAGGGATAAAATGTAATCGCAATAAATATGTATATAATGGATGGTCTAGAAGTACTATAGACCCAAACATTATAAATATGAAAAATAATGATGTTAATATTGATATACCATGTGAATTAATGAAATATAATTGGGATTTAGAAAAAGGCGACGATTTTTGTTTAAATAATACTAAATGTAAATTGGATATTATGAGTACAATGCAAAAAATATGCTTTAATTTTTCACAAGGAACGCGAGAAATAATATATATAAAGAAAAATATGAAAGATGGAAAAAAATCTAAAAAAGTATGCTCTAAAGATAAAGTAGTAAATCCGCTAACAAATAGATGTATTAAAATAAATGAATTAAATAAATTAAAAAATGTGCGATTAAGTAAACCAGTTAAGATATGCCCAGAAGGTAAAGTATTAAATCCACTAACGAATAGATGTATTAAAATAAAAAATGCGAAACCAAATACGAAACCTGATGCGAAACCAAAAAAAATATGCCCAGAAGGTAAAGTATTAAATCCACTAACGAATAGATGTATTAAAATAAAAAATGCGAAACCAAATGCGAAACCTGATGCGAAACCAAAAAAAATATGCCCAGAAGGTAAAGTATTAAATCCACTAACGAATAGATGTATTAAAATAAAAAATGCGAAACCAAATGCGAAACCAAAAAAAATATGCCCAGAAGGTAAAGTATTAAATCCACTAACGAATAGATGTATTAAAAAGCGTTCTTAGAATAAATATTTATATATATAAGTAAAATAATATTTTTGATTGTCTATATATTTTAAATTTTCAAAATTTATATTTGAATCATTTTCGTTACAAAATACAATTAAGTTTTCAAATAAATCACAATCATCAATTAAATTATTGTTAGGATTTGAAAAAATATTTAAAAGTTTATAAGAATTATATGATGTTTTGCGTAAAAAGCAAATATAGTTTAAAATATTGTTTTTTTCATTACTGTTATAAATTCCTAATAAAATCGTAGAACTAATATATCTGTTCCTATTTAGCCATAATGTATCATCAATAATTTTTTTTTTATTTTTTTCGTGAATATTGGACTTAGACCAATTCAAAAAAGATGAATAAACATTATTATAGTTTAAATTACAAATATTATTTTTATTATATTTATCACCATCATTAAATTTATTAAAATTGCCCGGACCAATTCCTATTGGATAAGAATAAGAGATAAATATATTATAAGCAAATATTATATAAAATAAATAATTTATCATTATATAAATAATTTAATATATATTTATATAATATTATAATATATATTAGAATTAAGTATATTATAACGAGAATTAATATTCATTTTTCTAATAGCTTTTTTCATATAAGAAATTTTACAATTTTCTGTTGTAATAGATAATATGTTAAATTTTTCTTCTTTTTCCTTATTGTTAAGAGATATATCATATAATAGTACATTCCATAATATTATATTAATTTTATTTTCAATATTTTTTTGACTATTTATGAACTCGCAAAATTTAACATAACTTTTAATATCAATTAAAAGATTACATGGTTGCTTATAAATTATCATAGAATATATTTTATTAAGTAAACAATCGGGTAAACAATCCCATATCAAGACATTGTGAGACATTTTGGAATTGTATATGAGTTTGCCGAGCAATTATATTTTTTAATTATAATATAATATCAATTTTTGTTAAGATAAATAGCTAATACTTGATAAAAAATTTTATCATAAGCAAATAATAAATAAAGTAATAATGAATATGGATTATTTTATAATTTTATAAATATATATTAAATACAATGAAGAAGAAAATTATAAAAGGTGGTAATTATTATAAATTTGACGTATTTACGCTTGGAATGTTAGCTATAGAAAGAGAATATAATAATTCAAAAAATATTTCAAATGATGATTTATATTTATTAAGAAATTTAAATGCTTTCGCTCATTCGTTAGATTTTGTTTCCGATAAATATAATATTTGGAATACGCCAAATATTTTTAATTTTATTTTAAAAAAGGATACTAAAGTTGTTAAAAATTATTTCTGGAAAAATATAGATTTAATATGTAAAGAAGATTTAATTATTTTATTAATAGATTTAAATAAAGATGACGGTATCAATAAGATTATAAATAAAAAATGTTTTGATAGAGATAAAATATACGAAGACTTGATAAATAGTATCAGGAAATTTACAGACTTTATATTATTTAATGATATGGATGATAGTAATGATATAATTGAAATTAAAAATAATGATTTTAAACCAACAAAAGAATTCTTATCAGAATTGACAAAATTATATTCAGAAAATTATTTAAAAGCGATGGATAAAAAGAAAGCTACAACTTTAGCGGATGTCGGTGCTATGGGTGGTTCTGGAAAAATAGATGAATTTATATTGACAGATGCGAATGATACATCACATGGTATGACAGATAATTATTATTATGATGTTGTTGATTTCAAAAATTATTCTGATATTGTAAGAAGTGGTTATTTTAATATTAATGAAAAATATTTTAATTATTTGGCTGTTATAATAGGTTTTAGTAGTTTATTTAGATATTCGGGAGTATTTAAAAAAGGAACTAAAAATTATGAAATAATACATAAAATGTATCATTTATTGAGAAGTTACCCTAATTTCGATACCATTGAAAATCAAAACGCATATATAGATGATTACTTTAGGAATGCAGCTATTATATTAATAGAAGTAGTTAAAGCATTATATTATCATTGTGTAGGAAAAAAGATAACTAAAAGAGTATGTAGTATAAGTGCATTAAGTGATTTAAGAGAAACAAATAATAAAAAATGTGAAACTTATAAATCTGGTGTATCAGAAGATGTTCAACAAATGGCAAGGACAAGGTCTCAAACAAGGGCACAAGAAAGAGATGGGGCAAAAATAGATCAATTTAGTTTATCAAGTTTTCCATCTTTACCATAAAAAGAGTACATAATCTTTAAAAATCTATTAAAAATATAAAAGTTATAAAAATCTATAAAAAATAAAATTATGTACTCTTTTTTAAATCAAAATATATTAACTGGTCATCAATAGTTCAAAATATTTAACATTTTTTTTAGGTCTAACGCCGGAATAAATAAATACCTTGTTTCGTGGAATATGTTGAATGCCTTCCAAAAACTTGTGATCATAATTGCTTGTAACAACTATAGATTTATTTGCTTCTATTAATATATCAAAATATGTAGGATTATTAAATATTTTGCTAACAAAAGTTTTTCCATATTCTTGAGCATGTAAATCATTATAAATATTAATGAATACCGCATTCGAAACATTTAAACTTCCAAATAAATACTTAGGAATACAATAACTTACATTTATATAGAAAATATCAGTATATTCATGTTCGTGGTAATATGTAATACATAGCGGTTTTAACTTTGAATTTAATTTATTTATTTTTTTAGCAATTTTTATAATATTGTTCTCTATATCATTTGCGATAATATTTAATATATATTCTAGATTATCAGTTTTCAATAAGTCTAAATATGAATTAATGCCGTGCATTTAGTAATATTTTATTGCTAAAATATTATTATCAATTTTTTATTATTATTATATATTTAAGATTTATATTATATTAATATAAATAAATGAATAGAAAAATTTCTTATATTACAATAAATATAAATGGAACTGTGGGGGAACAGTTATTTCAAATATCTAATTTGTTGAGTATTAAATATAAAAAAAGAAATTTTAATAAAGTTAAGATTATTTTAAACAAAAATGATAATAATAAAATAAATAAATTGTTCAATAATATATTTAAATATTATGAATATAATGAATATGGATTTTCAAATATTGATAATATTGAAGATATCAACGATGGTGAAATTAGTAATATAAAAATTAAAAATTATAAAAATGTTTTTGACGATGATGTTAAAAAAAAAATGTTAAATATAGCTTACAATAATGAAGATATGATGTATGAGGCATATTATAAATACCGTGATATTTTAAGTTATTTTGGAGAAAACACAAATGATGATGATATGATATCAGTAGATTATAAAGATGGTAATGAAATTTATTATAAAACAGCAGTAAAAACAATTGTTAAAAATAATATAGTTATATTTGGAGATATCGATGAAGATAATAAAAAAATATTTGAAAATTATAATTGTTATTATGTAAATAATACAGAAAATAAAATGGAAGATGGAGTAATATTAATATTAATGTCAATGTTTAAATATAATATAATATCTAATTCATTTGAAAGCTTGTGGGCTTCTTATCTAAGCTATTATGAAAATAAAATAATAGTAGCACCTAAGGAAATTGAATGTATGGGTTATAAGAATATTAATATATATATATAGATTATTTTTATTATAAATATATGTTTGACGATTTATATTTTTCGTATATCAAGATAACCCCATCTTATAAAAATTGCCTAGTATGTAAAAAATGGCGAGATAATTTGAAGGAATTATTGAAAATAAAAAAAGCAAATTTTTATGAAAATTTATTGGACGATTTAATTAAAAGCAAATGTTATTATGAATATGATGAATATGATGAATATATTAGATACGATGATAATGAAGTTAATAATAAAATATTATACAATGCATATAATAAAATAATTAATAATACATTAGAATTAATTATAAACGATAGTATAAGAGAAATATTTAAAACAAAAATGATAATAAAATATAATAATATTTCAAAATTGTATAGCAAGTATAATGGTATAATTTATAATATAGATGATAGTAGCATAGCAAAGGAACAAAAAGAATATAAAAGAATTTTAAAAAAATATTATAATATTCATTATCTATAATGATGACCGACGATATTCCTATATGGACGAAACGAGATTATATAATTAATGGATACAGAAATAAAAAAAATATTAGAGAGTGCTTAATAAGTATATTTAAAGTTCATAATGAAACTTTAAATATATGGACACATTTAATAAGTTTAATAATATTTTTATATTTATTAGTTAAAGATATAATTAATTATAATAAAAATTATAATATCATATGGGGTAAATGTGATATTAACGATATTATAAAATCTGAAAATATATTATATTATGATGAACATATATTATTATTATCATATGATTTAATAACAATAACAACATTTAGCATATCAACATTATATCATACTTTTATTCCAAATAGTTATAATAATTATATAATGTTATTAAAATTAGATTTATTAACAATAATATTAACAATATGTTCATCTAATTATATAATAATGTATTATTGGTTTTGGTGTATAGATAACTATTTAAAAGCATATAAAATAATATCCTATATATATTTTTCCGGAGGTATAATATTATTGTATAATCTAGACATTTTAAAAAAATATAACTATATAATGGTATATTTTAGTTCTTATAATTTAGGAATAATTATAGGATATATATATATAAATTATTATTATAAAGGCTATGTTGAAAACTATATTGTTTATAATTTTAGTCGTCCGTTAATTTTTTATTTATTAGGATTTATAATATATATAACGAAGATACCTGAAAAACTTCTTTTTGATTACACTGATTATATTGGTAATAGTCATCAAATATGGCATTTATTATCATCTATAGCATCTTATTTATTTCGCGAAGAAATTTTAAAAAATACAATATATAGAAATAATAATTATTTATGTTAGTATAAAAAATATATAATATATAGTTTATGAAAACTCTAAACATATTGTGGTGAATAGTTTGTGTATAGAAGAGCCATAGCTACTCCAGAAGATACAACAAGTTCTGTAATAACAGCTTTAATTTTTTTTCTGTTTTCATTAAGTTTTTTGCTAAAATCAATGAGCTCTGACTCGTAAATCCAATCACGCTCAGATACACCATCACTTGTAATGATATACCTTTCGTTTAGGTCATATACGCAATAACCACTATCTTCAAGAATCCTGCTTTCACCGACCATATCAGCAAAATTTTTGAAGTAAGACTTGTTTTTTTTACATTCAACTTCCATCAAAGCGCTAAATACAATCTTGGCGTCTGCATCAATATTCGCAAGTTCCTTTTCGTTATCTTTAACGTTGTCGTAGATGCGAAGCGCGGTCCTACTATCCTTTTGATAGTAGAAGTTGGTCATCGTATTCTCAAGGCAAGAATAGTAAAGGGGCATTTTGGCTCCAATAATTATATATTTAAAATAGCATCAATTTTTTATTATAATAGAACAAATTATTTCATCAACTAATAATTTAACATATTCTTTTTTGACTTTATAGGCAACTGGTTTTCTATAGTGGATATTTACATTCCCTTCATTTTTGTATCTTTCAATCCAACTCATTAAACTTTTTGGAGTGCATTTGAATATTTTACAAACTTCTTCATGTGTTTTATCTTCAACTAAATAATATTAAACTGCTGTTAATTTATAATCATTACTTTTATGGATAGGCATATATATATTATTTAATTATTTTTTTCATAAAAAATGATATTAAGTATTAAATTATTACATACATGATGTGTGATCTTTCACAAACCACAAGTGAAATTGATTTTAGTTTAAGTCAATATTTTGAATCGTTAGAAAATAAGATTCAAAATATTTTATCACGAAATGAAAATGATGTATTAACGTACGACATTTTAGATACAGAAAAATCAAAAACAAATAAATTATTGGCGTTAAAAGAAAAACAAAGACAAATGAAAGTTGGCGAAATTTGGCAAGAAGTATTAGGAAGTTATAATGGTTTTATTAATTTAAAAATAGGACATGAAACGGGGTTAGATATTTTATCTCATACTAAAAAAATTGCGATTGAACTTAAAAATAGAACAAATACTGACAACGCATCATCCAAAAAATCCAATCTTGATAAATTGTCAAATTTTAAAAAAAATAATCCAGAATATATTTGTGTTTACGCAAATATTAACGCTGATACCGAAAAAAAAACATTACAAGGAACTATAAAAAAAATATTACATAATGGTGTTGAATTGGAACATCATATAGGATATGGGTTCCTTAAATTTGTTTTAGGTAATGATACAGATGTAATAATACAATTTGTCAAACACACAATAGATAAGTTCACATAAAATTATAATAGTTTTATTAATGCTTCACCCATGTGTTTTGCTAATTCAACTGGAACCGCATTACCTATTTGTTTATATTGAGAATTTAAACTACCAATAAATTCATAACTATCATCAAAAGTTTGCACTCTTGCATATTCTCGCATTGTTAATGGTCGTTCTTCTAACGGATGACATCTTTCTGTTTGTTTTTGTGAAGGAGTACATAATAATGTTAATGATGGTTTTTCCATGGATAAACGATATAATATTCCTCGTTTTCCTCCACCTGAATTATAACTATTCCCCAAATATTCTTTTTGTAAATTTTCAGGTAAATTCACCCAACAACCACCTTGTGGTATCATTTTAAATAATGTTATTTTGTTTTCATTATATTTTGCTCCATTTGAATGTGGTACATTATATAAAACATCTTTTAACACTTTTTTTGTTAAACTTTCTTTTGGAAATTCAAAAGGATGAGTTATATTTTTTAACACACCTACAATAAATACTCGTTCTCTTTTTTGCGGAACATCATATTTAGAAGCATCTAAACATTTATAACTAATATTATATAGTTTATTTTTGTTTAATGCATCTATTATTTTTCCTATAGTTTTGCCTTCATCGTGCGTTAACAACCCTTTGACATTTTCTATCATAAATATTTTTGGTTTAACCAAATTTAAAATTTCAATAAACTTAATCATTAAATCGCCTCTTGGGTCATCAAGACCTTTTCTTAATCCTGCTTGTGAAAACGATTGACATGGTACCCCTCCAGTTAATAAATCTACTTTATTAATAAATTGTGAATAATCTATTTTATCCATAGAACCACATACAACATTTGCGTCTGGGTGATTATGTTTTAATGTTTTACAACAATCACTATTATTATCATTTAATAAAATCGGTGTAAATCCTGCTTTAATTAATCCTGCACTTAAACCGCCACCTCCAGCACAGACTTCAATAAATGTATATGTCGTATTGTCCGGTTTAGTATCATTTGAAATTGATATGTTTTGTGGTTGATATATATTATTTATTTCTACTTCGGGTTTTAAACCACAATCAGTTATTTTTTGTTTTGAATGTATAAGTTCTATTAATTGTGATTTATTTTTTGAACTGCACTTTGTAATACCTAATTCTTTACATTTTTCCAATAACTCTAATTTACTTATTTTAGATATATCCATTTGTTCGGTGATATTAATTGTAATATTGTTTTCTTTATTATTTGAAATCAAATCTTTTTTTAATTCAATCATTTTTTCTTCAACTGCTTTGTCTATTAATGCTTTTATCTTATCGGTTTGTATTTCGCAAGGATTTTTACGAGTTAAGTGTTTATCATAGTGTGATTTTTGAGAAAAGGTCTTAGTACATTTTTCGCAACTATATTTACCCATTTTAGTTATATAGTATATTAATATTTTATTTTTATATTGTTTAACTAAAAATAACTAAATTAGTTATTCATAAAATATCCCGGACATAAATATACATTATTTAATAATTAAAAATCGGTGTTTGAAATGTAAAAAGGTGTAAAAAATATAGTTGAAGAATGTAATGAATACTCTATGTCATCCTTCAAAACGCTATAAAAATTTATTCTCCGGATTTCACGAACTTTAACGATTTCGTGAAAATGTTTAAAGATTTTGTGCTTTTATAATATAGACAAATGGCGAAATACATATGTGAAACTTGTCAGAAGGTTTTCTCACAGAAGGGTCATCTTGAAGACCACAACAATAGAAAGCGCCCATGTAAAAAGGATAACACGATTGAAGCACTTGTAGAGAAAAAAGTTCTAGATGCTCTTTCAAAAACGAATGATGGAGTAGTAAAAATTGACCCTATAATAACGAATATAACGCCGTCAAACCAAATGGACTACTCAAAAAAATCACGAGAGGAACTGATTGCGATTTGTAAGGAGAAGAGTATCAAAGGATACAGTGGGAAAAAAAAAGATTACATTATGAAAATGCTAAACGACACACATAATCCGGACGATGTGAAAAATGAAATTGTAATAGAAATAATCGCAAAATCAAACACAAAAAAACTAAATATGATAGATTTATTTGCTGGAACTGGTGCTTTTACTTTAGCATTCCAATTAACAAATAATGTAAATGTTGTATTCGCAAATGATATGGTAGAGCATTCAAAAAAGATTTACGATGAAAATTTTGACCATAAACTTACACTAAAAAATTTAAACGATGTTAAAGTCGAAGATATACCACCACATGATATACTAACAGGCGGATTTCCTTGTCAACCATTTAGTATTGCTGGATTACAAGAAGGATTTAAAGATGAACGCTCAAACGTTTTCTGGAAAATCTTATCTATTATAGACCATCATCAACCCAAATGTGTTATATTAGAAAATGTTAAAAATATCATATCACATGATGCTGGCAAAACATTTGCAATTATCAAAGAAAACCTAGAAAATAGAGGATATTATATATCCTATAAAGTACTAAACACGGCAGAAATTACAGGAATTCCTCAACACAGAGAGCGAATTTATATTGTATGTTTAAAATCCAAAAAAATATTTGATAACTTTAGTTTAGATTTTCCTAAAATTGAAAAGAAACCTGTATCTAACTTTCTTGAAAGTTGTGTTCCGGATAAATACTACTACACAGATAAATCAACTACATGGGAACTTGTAAGAGCTAATGTTGTCAAAAAAAATACAATATATCAATACAGACGTGTGTATGTAAGAGAAAATAAAAGTAGCGAATGTCCTACATTAACTGCTAATATGGGAGAAGGAGGGCATAATGTTCCTATTATACTTGATGATAAGGGTATTCGCAAACTTACACCACGAGAATGTTTTAACTTTCAAGGATTTCCAACATCATATAAACTACCCAATTTAAGCGATTCAAATCTATATAAACTTGTTGGAAATGCTGTTTCTGTTCCAGTTGTAAAACTAATTGCCAATAGAATTATTCCTTTACTTCAAGAGGATTAAATATGTCATCAAATGTTCCATCATAAACTTTATTACAATATGAATTAATTTGTGGTTGTAGAGATTCCCAAGTTATACGAGGGCGACGACCTTGTTTAACTTGGTCTTCAAATGTTTGAGTCTTACTTACTTTTATATTTTTCCATTCGGTTGATGTTCTTTTCAGTAAAACTTGGTATAGTATAAACTTATCATTTAACCAATTCCTAGCATCAAGAAAATATATTACATCCCAATCAGATGATGGTGTAAATGATGGAGGTCCATCGCTTGTAAAACATTTACATTCTTGTTTGCCTTCTTTTTCTGATTGCAAATCTCCCTTTTTACAATCCCACCTTGATGTAGTATCGTTGAGTTTATTATGAAGTATGAATTTTACAATATTTTCACTTATATCTTCGGGAATACAAGGTAATCTTACCTTTACCCCTATTTTTTTAGTTGTATTTATTCTTCCAATAACATATGCCTTGTGTAAAGCGTATTGTTCTTTCAAAAGATATTTTGTATAAGTATCTCCAGACATCTCTTCTTTTATAGGTGCTTTTACATTTACATCAGTTTCCACCTTAATTATTGGTGCCGAAACATGTGTAGTCATCGTCTTACACGAACGCTTGTTGTGCCCATTTTGCTTACATGTAGAGCATTTCATTTTAGATATGCTTGTGTATTGTTGATTCTTAACAATTCGTTTTAACAAGTATAAAATTTTTTGGTTGTGAAGTGTCGGTTTGAAATGTTCTTTGGACTTGTATCTAAAATACTTTGTCATTTTTTGTTATAAATACGAAATATTTATCCGCAAAAAAATATAAAAAATATATAAAATACTAAACACATAATCTAAACACTACATAATCTAAACACATTGCTTCGAATAGTTGGCGTAGAGAAGAGCCATTGCTACACCAGAAGATACATTTAGTTCGGTTATAGCATTCATCACTTTTTTTTTGTTTTCTATTAGTTTTTTACAGAACTCATTGAGTTCAGACTCGTAAATCCAATCGCGTTCAGATATGTCATCATTTGAAATTACATAATTGTTTCTCAAATCATAAACGCAATAACCGCTTTCGACGAGCATAGCTGTTTCTCCAGTCATATCGGCAAAATCTTTATAGAATGTTTTGTTTTTTTTATATACAACTTCCATGAGGGCTTTGTATATAATATTCAAATGTTCTTCTATAATCGATAGTTCCAATTCGTTGAACTGGAGATTATCGTGAATGCGTAAGGACGTGTTGTAATCCTTTTCTTTGTAGAAATTGGTCATCGAATTCTCAACGCGAGAATAATAACGGGGCATTTTGGCTCCAATAAATATATATTATATTTATTATCAATTTTTTAGTATAATAGAACAAATTAATCCAGAATATAAAAAATATAAAAATATAAAACAAATATAAGAATATATATATATTATATATTTCGCAAGAGAGCAAGCGCTACACCAGATGAAATATAACTATCATTCAATACAGAAGTAATTTTTTTTTTATTTTCTGTGAGTTTTTTATAAATATCATGAATTTCACATTCATATATCCAATTGCGATAGTCTTGACCGTCAGATGATTTAACATATCTTTCATCCAAATCAAATATAACATAATCGCTGTCATAAAGTAATTTCGTTTCATCGTGAAATTTGGCAAATTGCTCAATATGGCCATTATCATCATCGCAATAAGTATTTTGATATGCTTTTATCATAAGTGCGATTTTATCATTGATTTTTGAAAGTTCATTTTCATTATCATTGATATTATCGTGAATCGTAAGTGAGACTTCATTGTTGACGTTTTCATAAAACTCAACAATATCGTATTGCAGGTGTGTTCCGTAGCGAGGCATAATGGCAAAAATTATCGTATTGTATTTAATCATTTTTCAATAAAAATAGAGCATATTAATACCAAAATAATATTAACAATCTATATAAAATGTTTGTACTGGACTAACGAAACCAGTTTTATTGTCAATGATACGGTAATGAAAATGTTTTTTCAAAGTCATTGTATATAATTTTTTAACCTTGTATTTATCAGGACAGAATATGCGAACTTCTGCCTTTCCATTTTTAACAATCGCAATTCCCGAATTATTGAAATCTTTGTAAGCATCATAAGGGTTTTCTATTATTTTTCCCGTATTATTTGAAGCCCAATATATAATTTTTGTTCCATCTTCATAATCAGCCATATCTATAGTATATGATAAATTTGACCCTTCGGGATATTGTTCATTATTAAATAAATTATATGGTATATATGTTGTCCCTAAAAATGGTAAAAATGTTTCTTTTTGTAAAAATAAATAAATAATAAAAAATATAATAATTATTGAAATTATTCTTAAAACAGTATTATAATCATCATTTAACAATATATATAGAGAAAGAGATATACTAAATATTAGTATACAAAATAATAATATTGCGTTTACATATAAATCGGTAAAAAATATTTCCTTCATTTTACTATATAAAAAGAATAAAGTTTAAAAATAATAATTAAATCATCTGTATAATTGTGTAATTATTTATAAATATCATCGGCTATTCCCATTTTAATACTTTCTTCGGCATTAAATTGTAGGTCTTTAATTAAGAGCGTAGTAAGCATTTTTTTACTTAATTTAGTTTTTTTTAGATAGATATCATTGATATGATTTTGTACTTTAATACAATTTTTGTAGGTATCGTCGATATATGTAAGTTTCCCCCAGCACCCAGAACGCAATTCATGAATAAGTACATATGAATTTTCTGAAATATATCTTTTTTTACCATTAATACTAATGATTGTACCAGCTGACGATACATCACCTTCAATTACAGTATTTACAGGAATTTTAAGATTATTCATACAATCGACAATTGAAAATGCTGAACTAACACAACCACCCGACGTTGTAATATGTAAAAAAATTTCAGGTTCAATATTAGTATTAATAGAATCCATGCGCAATGTCGTTTCTAATACCCTTAAATTTTTACATAATTGAAAAGCAGTTTTTTGTGTAATGCTATCAGAGAAATAAATGTGATTATTCATTATATAAATATTCACACTATTTGCATTATCATTAGATTCATTGGATTCATCATCGCTACCACATTGATTATAACTACCTTTAGAAAATCTCATTCTTTTTTTAGAATTAAATGACATATTATTATATTTTTATTAAATCTTATTATCAATATAGATATAATATAACCTTATATTATTTTTTGTTGAGTTATATAATTTACACCTACTTAAATAAGATAATCAGTAATAGTTATAGAATGCAAAAATATACATGTGAAAGTTGTTTGAAAGTATTTTCACAAAAATCCTACTATATTAAACATCAAAATAAAAATATAATTTGTAATAATAAACGAAATATAGAAGAAATTGAAGATAATATTATAAATAAAAAATTGATATCAAAGAATGAAGATAATGTTTTAAATTCGATTATGAGTAAAAAGCAATTAGGACAATTTTATACAACAAACTATGAATATATTCTTTCAAATATGGAAATACCAACTAATGTTAAAACTATTGTTGAACCTTTTGTTGGTAATGGAGATTTGTTAAAATTTATAAAAAATAATAATTATATATTAGAATTATATGATATAGACCCTAAAAATAATGAAACTATAAAACGTGATACATTAAGAAATCCACCAGATTATACTGATAAATTTATATTAACAAATCCACCATATTTAGCAAAAAATAAAAGCAAAGAAAAAGATATATATGACAAATATAAGTGTGATGATTTATATAAATGTTTTATAATGAATATAATAAAAAATGTTTGTCAAGGAGGAATTATTATTATACCATTAAATTTTATATCATCGATTAGACATGCGGATATTGAATTAAGAAAAAAATTTTTAGAAAAATATTCAGTAAAAAATATTAATATTTTCGAAGAACAAGTATTTGACGATACAAGTTATGCTGTATGTAGTATATGTTTTGTAAGAAAACAAAATGATGAAATTAATAATGTTAAAATATATATTTATCCTTCAAAAAAAGAAATGCTAATAAATTTTACTATTGAAAATAATTATACTATTGGTGGGGAGATTTATAATCTTCCTCAAAATCCAAAATATATTATTGAAAGAGCTACAAATAAAACAAAAGGAAATATAACAAATATTTTACTAAAATGTATTGATGATAATATTAATAGTCAATTAGGATTTAAAATTGTTAGTGATGAAAATAAATTTATTGATAATACAATAAATTTATCAGCACGAAGTTATGCTACACTTGTTATTAATAAATCTCTTACATTAGAAGAGCAACAATGTTTAGTCAATAAAATGAATGAATTTATAAAAGAGAAAAGACAAAAATATAATTCTTTATTCTTAACTAATTATAGAGAAAGCAATTCAATCGCAAGAAAACGCATTTCATTTGATTTAGCATTTAAAATATGTAATTATATGCTTTCATCCATATAATATGTGTTGATAATATAATGTTGAAATTCTATATGATTAAAAATCTTTAAATTATTTATGTTTTTAAATTTTTCTTTTAATATTGTATATTTTTTTATTAAATCCGTATCAATTAATATGATAAGAATTTCTTCAGAATCATATTTATATTTTTTCCACCATTCAGAAAGTGTATCCATTTCCTCAAATACATTATCTTGATGTCCGCCACTACCGTAAGCGACTTTAGCAGAAATAAATCCACTTATCCTACCTGATATTTTAGCATCAAATGATTTTAAACAACAATCTTTTTGAATATTTTTTATTTTCATTTCATCGTTTGAAATAATATGCCCATCCTTTGTTGGTCTTAATTCTATTGCCGATAAGTTTTTTATTAATATTCCGCATTTCTGCGAAGTAATATTGCAAGTATTTATTTGTTCTATTTCATCTTTACTACCTTGCCTTGATGTGTTTTTAGAAATAGTTCTAGATGCTAATTTAGCAAATAAAATATCATCTTTACATTTTGATAAAAACTCTTCTTCTATAAGTTCTAAATCTTCAAGAATCCTTTTATATTCGATACAGTTAATATTTTTTTTCAACGTTTTTATATCACTTTTTAGCAAACATTCATATACAATTTTATTGTTATTATTTTGTCTATTTGACCTTAAATCTTTGAAATTTATTTCAATTGGTTTTAATTTCATATTTTCCATGACGCTGTAGCTATATACATATATTCTTAAATCAATTTTTTTATAATAACTAACACATATTAATTTGAGAAAAATAAAGACCATTAATATTTATTATTGGAGTTTTAAATTTCTATAGGTGTATAAAAATAAAGAAATCTTAATAAAATAACAATTGATATCACTTTTTAATTTATTGATAATTTATAAAGAAGCTTAATGAAATATTTGAAAAATAATATATTAATAATATTATTAATAATATTTTTATTTATTGTATTTTTAGCTTATTTTAATAAGGAGGTTTATAATTTATACTATAATAACATAGTAGAAACTTTTGAAACAAAAAATGAAGTAGGATTAAAATGGATTTATGTAGGGACGAGGGAACCAAATGGAGACAAAATAAATAATGAAAAATTACGTAAACTATTAAAGACTAAATATGTGTCTCCGGTGATAATAAATGAGGATGAATTGTTTGGTTTAGATATCAAAGATATATCTTATAGTACTTATATAGATGTTGAAGGTAGATTTTACAAACCTTATGATAGCAATAAAATATACTTAGATATGGGATTAAAATGGAGAAATTTAGGTTCAACAACTGAAAGTTATGTAGAATTAAAATATAAGGAAATATTAAATGAAAAAATTAAAGAAGCAATTAAAGAAAAAGTACAGGCAAAATCTTATGATATAATAGAAGGAGAGAATATAATAGTATTTACAAGAAGAGAACTTTCAAATATTATAGGAAATACCAAGCTATCATATGATTCTTATATAATTGTAGATAATAATAAATTTCAACCTTATCATGAATTAGATAATAATGTAATAAAAATAGGAGAGTTGAATATTGATAGTATAGAAGAAAAGGATTTGGATGCTCCTTTTACCAGATCTACAAAAATTAGCAAAGATGATACTGATTACAAGTATAGACCATTAGAAAATTACGAGTTTGAATCATCTAATCAAGAATTTAGTTTAAATACTCAATATTTATATTATAAGCAAAGTAATGATGACTTAGAAAAAAACATTAATGATCCGGTCGAAGATACTTATTTACCATATAGTGAAAGTAGTTACAAAGATGATGCTTCTTTTATTTCGCAGAATAGTATTAATAAATTTACAATAATTGATATATATAAGTCGTTATTAAATAGACAACCAAAAGGCGATGAATTAAGAAAAAACTTGCAAGATTTTTATGAAAAAAATAGCGATGAGGAAAAATTAAAACTACAAATATATAATTCTACAGAATATAAAATGATTGTTAAAATGCAATCAAATGATATAGAACCTGGATTGATTACTTACGTATCAGATGTGAAACTAATGGATATATTAGAGCCAATGTATAAAGCACAATTTAACAAAGAGATACCATATAAAATGAGAGTACCAATAAAAAAATGTTATATACATTTACAGTATAACAATTATTTATTTAGAGCATTATTAATGCATGATAAATATTCTCTTTTTGAAGCCGCCGTAATGCGCGAATATACTATGTCAGATAAAAAATTATTAGAAATATTTGATAATCATTTTATATTATATGAGTTAAGATTAATAGCAAATGGATTAAAAAGAAATGATATTATTAAAAGAAAATCATTGGAAATACCGATTGCTCTAGAGACAGAAATCGCAAAGAATGCACCAAACAATATTGATAGTAAAGAGTTAGATATGAAAACTAAAGAATATATATCAGAAATAATGAAAAATAATGATAAATCTGTGAATATTAATATTACATTAAATGATAAGGATAAGGATATGAGCAAACCATATAGTACATCAAATAGTGATAATGATAATAATGATAATAATGATAATAATGATAAAACATGTAAAAAAGGAGATAGAATTTATAATCCTATAACTTATAAACAACATTATAGAGGTTATCCCCCATACCGTCCGAATGTATGTTCATATGGTACAAAACAAATAGTTAATCCGGTTATGATGGTAAGTTCAAATGAGGTACTTGGGACACCATTAAAGGAAGCGATAGAAAATACGCAAGTAGGAAGTATAATGCCGAAATTTGAATATAGAGAATATGAAGAAATAAATTAAAAAAATATCTTTTTATAATAGAATAAGAATTAATGATTGAAAATTTTGAACTTATGAGTATAAATGGTGGTTCTGTAAAAGTTTATACAGGTGCTAAAAATGGTAAATTTATTATAAATAAAAAGGGAAGAAAGGTATATTTAAATAAAAAAACTATTCAAGATAATTTAAAATATGCTCCCAAAAAAAGAGGTAAGAAAAAAGCAGAAAACTAGAAAAATAATATTAATATAAGCTTAGCTATTTTTTAATATATTTATTTAGATAGATAGATATATATAAATGGCATCATCTAATAATATTAAAAATATTGTTGAAAAGATTGAAGAAAAACAATTAAAAGTATTATATGACGAATTTAAAAATGTAATTAAAATAATATCTAATTTTGTTATAAAAAAAAAATTAATATTATATGGAGGGCTTGTTATAAACTTAAGTTTACCAGAAAAATATAAATTTTATAAAAAATATACTATAAATGATTTTGATTGTTATTCAAAAGATCCTTACAGAGATTCAATGGAATTAGCTAAACTAATAAAAAAATATAAATATAAATATATTAAAGTAAAATATGCTAAACATGAAGGAACCTTAAAAATATATGTGTATGATAAACAAATATTCGATATTACTTTAATTGACCCTGATATATATGATAAACTAATAATTTTTACAAATAAAAAAGAGAATAAATTAAAATATTATAAGGATAAATACAAGATAATACCTCTTGAATATATGAAACTTAGTTTGTATTTTGAGTTAGCACGCCCAGAACAATCGGGATGGAGATGGGAAAAAATATATAATCGATTAAATATATTAAATACAGTTTATCCTACTAAAATTAGTGATATAGTAGTAAAAAAATGTTTATGTATAAATACCTATTATAATAATATTGTAAATAAGGTTTTAGAATATATTAAAATGTCTAAGTATCCAATTATAGATAGTTATCCTTTAAGATTATATACTATTAAAAATAAGGGTTGTTGTTTTAGACTTAGTGAAAATTCGAGATATATTACTATATTGTCAAATAGTTATATTAAAACAAAAAATAATATTTTAAGTATTTTGAATAAAAATTTAGACTTATCTAAATTTAAAATATTATCAGTTTTAAACAAAATTAATAATATTAATTTATATAATTATTATGATATAAGTATTGTAAATTTAAGTAATAATGAAAAATTTAATATAATAAAAATAATTCAATGTAGAAACGAATGTTTTTCTGTAAATAATAAAAATGGCTTTGTCACTGGAAGTTTAGATACTAATATATATTTCTTATATTTAGAATATATTAAAAACAAAATATATTTAAATAATAACAAAGAGGCATCTGAAAACCTTTATTATATTAATAGATATGAAGATTATATTAAAAATGATATTAATAATAATATAAAAAAAAGATTAAGAAGCGAATGTTATGGTATTATAAATAAGGAAGAAGATATTAAACGTTTGTGGAGAAAGAGATTAACATTGAAATATTTCTAATCTAATTTTTTTAATATAAAATTTTTAATTTCAATATCATTTTCATTAGTATTCTCAGAATAAATATTAATTACGTCAGTATCGCTATTATCTTCGCTATTATCTTCGCTTGTATCTTCGCTATTCTCTTCGCTATCCTCTTCGCTTGTATCTTCGCTATTCTCTTCGCTATTATCTTCGCTATTCTCTTCGCTTGTATCTTCGCTTGTATCTTCGCTTGTATCTTCGCTTGTATCTTCGCTATTATCTTCGCTATTATCTTCGCTATTCTCTTCGCTATTATCTTCACTTGTATCTTCACTATTCTCTTCGTATATGCGAATCAATTCATTTTCGTTTTTTAAATTGTCATTATATTGAATAATATAAATTTGTTGATTATTATTTAGTAACAATTTTTTACAAACTGATAACTCATTGAGAAAATCATTAATTTTTATTTTTTTTACTGTTTTAACATTGTTCATTAATTGTTTAGTTGCTTCACTCTGAAAATTAATAATAACATCATTAAATATTGGTAATAAAAGATTTAGAACTAAATAAAAATTAACAGTTAAATTATAGTATATGGTCTTATAATTATTAATAAGATTAAGTTTCATTTTAAATATCATATTAATATGTTTCTTATATATTTTTTAAGATAAATTTTTCTTAACAGTATATATACATATATTAAGTTTGATGCTATGAATATCAGATTTTCGATAAATATTATTATTTTTATCTCTTAAAGATAAATCAAATCTATTTAAGGATTGTAATACAGGGTTTATAGTATGGTTAAAAGATGATGCAAAATTGCCAATATTTGTAGAAATTGCTAATGTTGATTTATATTTATTTGTATCTACTATTGTGCCATCATAAGGAATCAAAGCAAAATATTTAATTTCATTAATATTATTATCAGGTTGTTTGATATATGATATTTCTCTATCAAAATTGTTTAATGATAAATAAAATTTGTCATCTGTTGTATATTGTGTATTTGTAATTACTGTAATATTTATAATTTGAATAGATATAGCATTTTTAATAGTATCACTAAACTTGATATAAAATGAGAACTCATCGGGTTTTATAAAGGTACCATTGTTAGAATCAATATGTAACATAATTTTATCATAAGCAAATGTATTATTAAGGTCGACTTCCATTTAAATGTTTCTATTTACTTTTTATATTTATAATAATTTAAAAATTAAAACGAAAAGAGTACATAATTATATTTTTAGATGGATTTTATAATTTTTAATATTTTTTGATATTTTTTTAAATTATGTACTCTTTTTTTATTATTTTAAAAAATATATAAAGATATTTTATGTTATTATATTCATAAGAAAATCAAGAATTAATGACTAATAACGAAGATATTGCAGCTGGTTTTGATATTGGAACTACTACCAGCTGTGCTGCTATTTGGATTAATGACCGTGTTGAAATTATCCCAGACACACAGACAGGTTCGCGTATTATTCCTTCATATGTTTCATTTAATGAAAATGAAAAACTTGTTGGTGATGCTGCTAAAAACCAATCTACGATGAATCCTAAAAATACTATTTATGATACTAAGCGTTTAATTGGTAGAAAATACACCGATGATGTTGTGCAACAAGATATTAAATTATGGTCTTTTAATGTATCAGGTGATAATAACAATAAACCATTGATTAATGTAAAATATAAAAATGAGGAAAAAACATTTCATCCAGAAGAAATTTCTGCAATGGTAATTCAGCGTTTGAAAGAAACTACGGAATCATATTTGGGACATCCTCTAAAAAAAGTTGTAATTACTGTACCTGCTTATTTTAATGATTCTCAACGTCAAGCTACAAAAGATGCGGGCGCTATCGCAGGATTGGAGGTATTGCGCATTATCAATGAACCGACAGCAGCGGCCATCGCTTATGGACTTGATAAAACTGGTGATAAAAAAGAAAAAAATATCCTTGTATTTGATTGTGGAGGTGGTACTCACGATGTTTCTATTTTAACACTCGATGGGGGTATTTTTGAAGTTAAATCAACGGGAGGCGATACACATCTTGGTGGTTCTGACATTGATAATTTAATTGTAGATTATTTATGCGATGATATTAAAAAGAAACACAAGATGGATGTTCGCGAGAATGCTAGAGCACTAAAGAGACTTAATATTGCTGCTGAAAAGGCTAAAAAGAATTTATCAGCTTCCTCAACAACTACAATTGAAGTAGATTCATTGATGGATGGTGTTGATTATAATACTACATTGTCGCGTGCTAAATTTGAATCACTTGCGGATAAAGTATTTCAAAGAACTTTGAAACCAATTGATCAATTGTTGAAAGATGCTAAAATGAGTAAAGGAGATATTCATGAAATTGTTCTTGTAGGTGGTACGACACGTATTCCAAGACTTCAAGAACTTTTATCCGAATATTTCAATGGTAAGCAATTGAACAAATCATTAAATCCAGATGAGGCTGTCGCTTATGGCGCAGCTGTTCAAGCTTCTATTTTAACTGGTCAAGGTAATAGTAAAACAAATGAACTTTTGCTACTCGATGTAGCACCTCTTTCACTTGGAATTGAAACAGCTGGTGGAGTTATGACAAAAATTATTGAAAGAAATACAACTATCCCTACAAAAAAATCGCAAATATTTTCAACATATTCTGACAATCAACCAGGTGTTGATATTAAAATTTATGAAGGAGAAAGAGGATTTACAAAGGATAATAATCTTCTAGGTAGTTTTCATTTAGATGGAATTCCTCCAATGCCTCGCGGACAAGCACAAATTGAAGTATCATTTGACGTAGATGCCAATGGTATTATGAATATTACAGCTGAAGAAAAATCAACAAAGAAAACAAATAATATTACAATCACAAATGATAAAGGTAGATTGTCAAAAGAACAAATTGATGAAATGATTAAAAAAGCAGAAGAATTTAAAGAAGAAGATAATAAACAAAAAGAATTGATAGAAACTAAAAATGGATTAGAGAATTACCTGTATAATCTAAAAAATTCTATGAAAAAGAATGAAAATTCTCCACCTACTATTGATGAAATTAAGTCTGAGATTGATCCAATTATTGACGAAGGATTAAAATGGTTGGAAGAAAATACTAATGAAGATATTGAAACCTATAAAAATAAGCAAAAAGAACTTGAAGAGAAGGTTAATCCTCTAATGCAAAAGTTCTATAGTAGCCAAATGCCATCCGGACCTCCACCTGATATGAATGCTGGGGAAAATCCCGGAGAAAATAATGCGGACGATTTAGATTAAAAATATTTTGTTAATATTAATTTCGCATATTTAAAACAACTAAAGGTATAGAAATTAGCATAAATATTATTACTAATAATATTATAGATGCTAATATTATATTATAAATCCAATATATCTCACGCTTGATATCCTCGCTACATTCACAATTTAATTCTTTTAGTTTATTGATAAAAATTATAGCAATAAATATATTTATGATTCCAAATAGAGATACGACGCTAGTAAAACCATTGTAAAAAGATATTATAGAGTTTTCGTTTGATAATAATAAATTATAATCATCTGTAATAAATGCGTACATATATATAATTAAATTTATAATAAATATTGGTATAGCAAAGTATAAATAATATTTAATATATTCACGCATCCAATGACCGCTACATTCACATTTTATAGTTTCTAATTTATTTAACCATACTAAAGCATTAATATTAATAATTATAGCGATAATTCCGGATACAATATTAAATATGATTCCGCTTCTCAATGAACTATAAGTTTCATCATTATTATTAAGTGATAAAGGGGATATAATTTTAATTTTTTTTTGAAAATTATCAATATTAGATTTATTAACTGATTTATTTTTTTTAGAACTTTTATTTAAAAATTTTATTTGCGACGATGTTCTATTTTTTTTAACAGGCATATCTATTATAATATATATATATTTATAATACGATGATATAAAAAAGACTTTATAATAATATAAATATATTATTATGCAAGGATTAGAGAACTTGGGTTCTACTTGCGCTATTAATAGTTTAGTTCAGATTATATGTAGAAACCATTACCTTAGAAATATTATATTAGAGTATGAATTGTCAAAAGATGGAATTGTAGATAATTTAAAAGAAATATTAATATTAATGCATGAAAAGCAAAAATCTCTAAGACCTCGTAAGTTTATCAATAATATATTCAAAATATTAAATGGTACTTTTAAATATGGTGAACAAATTGATATATATGAATTGTGGTTATTTTTATCACAAGAGATAATTAAAGAAATTAATGAGGATGAAAGATATCATAGTGTAATAAGCGATATAAAAATCACTGATACTTTTAATAAAGGATTAATTATAAATAATGATAATGATTTTGCTAAATTATTATTGAACAATAGTCCATTAAAAAATAAATTTTTATATTATAATATAAAATTAAATAATAATAAAATTTCTAAATATCAATCGTGCATACAGGGATATTTTTTAAATATAATTACTTGTCTCAATTGTTATAATACATTATATAATTTTGAATCATTTATTACATTAAATCTAAATATTATAAATAGTAATAATTCAATAGTAGATATGATAAATGAATTATATAAAGAAGATGTTAGATGCGACGATTGGAAATGTGAAAATTGTAATAAAAATTCTAGATATAAAAAAGAATGTAAAATATGGGATTTGCCGAAAGTGTTAATAATTATTGTTAATAGATTTAGTGATATAACTAAAAAAAACGAAGAACCTATTAATATAAACGATGTATTAAATTTTAAAAAAGGCACTATATTAAATAATATAAATTTAGAAAAAAAATATTATTTATCATCATTAGCTTTGCATATGGGAAATGTTGATGGTGGACATTATGTAGCAATATGTAATAATGATACATCATATTATAATTTATATAATGATATAAATGTTTCTAATATTGATAATTTTAAAATTGATAATAAGTATGCTTATATGATTGTATATAATAAGTTATAAAAAAAATATGAAAATTAAATAAATTTATTAATATTATTTGGTAATCCGTGTCCAAATATAATCATATAAATTAATACGACCGCGGCAATTAAAATACTTCTATTCTCTGCTACTTCTGCCTTTTGTTTTAATAAAAAAACCATTAATATGTATAATATCAACCCGATAATTATAGAATGTAATACCATAATTATACCTCTTTCCATTTTTAATTTATATATTCTACTATGTATAATATATATAAAATATATATAAAATATATATAAAATATAAATATTTTAATATATTAAATGGAAAATATAGAAAATAATATTGTATCAATTAATATAGTTGATGATGAAATTAATATACTTTATGATAATAATATGACAGAAACTTTATTGATTAATAAAGATACATATAAAAAAATGAGAGATAGTTGGTTAGTAGACCAACCACCATTTATATCCGATAAATATAAAAAACAAATGAATAATATTATTTTAGCTGTCATACAAAATAGAGAATCGAGCTTTAATGAGCTAAAAGATTTTTTTAAACAAGAAAATATAACAGAAGTTACCAAATTTTTTGTTTATATGCGAAGTAGAGATTTAACTGAAGAAAAATCAAAATGGACTGTAAAAAAATAAATTTAAATAAAATAAGTATATGAGAAAAGTATTATTAATTACTATTGTTAGTATTTTAAACCAAATATTAAAAGTATCCGGATATATAAATATAAATGTATTTGGTACAGGATTATTTTTACCATATAGTATAGGTATTATTGGATGTATAAAAAAACATGCAAATATAACAGATAAAACTGATTATAAAATCAATGGTATTTCAGGTGGGGCATGGTGTTCTCTTTTATATACACAAGAGGAAGATTTAAGTGATCATGATAAAATATGGGATTATGCTGTAGGTAGTGAAATGACAAATATTAAATTACAGAATGATATGAAAACCTTCCAAGAAAATGTTGAAAATAATTTAAAAAACCGTTATAAAAATAAAGGTGCTAAAAATTTAAACAAAATATCAATAATATCAACAAAAATGATAGGTAATTTTTTTAATATGGATGTTGAAAAAAAAAGTGATTTTAACAATATAGATGATTTAATTAATTTTTGTCTATGTAGTTCATATTTACCTTATTTATCTGGAAATAGCTTTTCGCGAGAATATAAAGGTTCTTATTATATTGATGGAGATATTAAATATAATTATAAAAATCAAAAAGAAAAATTAATTGATACAGAAGATGTAAATAATATAATAATACATAGAAATATGTGGGGGCGAAATTTTTCGCCAGAAAATTATTTATATATAGACAAAGACAAATCGCGTAAATTATTTCAACAAGGATGGGAAGATACAGAAAAAAATATAGATGTTATAAATGCTAAAATTAAACATTAATTGAAATAAATAGTAATATAAGTAATAGTTATTAATTTAAAAATAATTTATTTGCTTTATTATATGATTTTTCTATTCGTTTATCATATTCTTCTAATCTTTTTAATCTCTGCATTTCTTCATTTTCCTCTCTATTTTTTTTTATCTGTTGAAGTTTTAATTCTTTATGAGATAGTTGTTTTTCGATTTTAGAATCGCTATATTTTTTATATTCATCAATATTTTTAAAATGCTTATTATTTTTTATTATTGATTCGTCGACAAGTCTTGTACCTTCATGTGCTTTCATATAATCTGTATATGCTAATGATTTTGATTTTTCAGGTGCACATGTATAATCATCAGGTTTTTTACTTCCTAATTCTGTAAAGTTAAGAGTTTTTGCCATTAAAAGAGGTTCTGGTTCTTTATATTTTACCAATTGTTTGTTTATAGGAACATTTTTATTAAATAAGTTATTAAATGTTTCATTATCTATTTTATCTTTCTTAATTACTTTTTCTATATTAATATCTTCTCGTACTTTTGAAGATTCTTGCATTTTTTCACCATAACCAAAATCAATATCATCGTCATAAACTTTACATTTTTCAAAATTCCTATTAAACTTAGATGAAAATGCTTCTTTATTGCTATTACCTAAAATATCACTTGGATGTGGGTTTGTTTCACCTGTCATTTTATGAAAATATTCAGTGGATTGTTTTTTAAGTTCATAATGATCTAAGTCGCTATTTCGTTTTTTATATTCTATAGCTAATTTTTTAAAAGAATATGTTATAATATTAAATAAATCCTTATTCCCACCTGGTTTGTCGGGATGTGTATTAATCGCCAGTTTTTTATAAGCATCCTTAAGTTCGTCCCAAGTAAAATTTTTATTTACATTAAGTACTTCATAATGATTTAGTTTTTTTATATCTATACTTTTCAAATCTATTGAATTGATAGAATTTGTAGTATTAACTATATTATTATGTTGTTGTTGTTGAAATGCGTGATGATAGTCGTGATATATATTTTGTCTTGAAGATGTGTTTCCCATATCATTAAATATAAGTTAATTTCTTTTTAATAAATATTAATTTAATATTTATAATTTATAATACGCATATATAAAAATATATTGGATATTATTTAATAATTAAATATGTATAATAGTATAATTATCGCAGGGTGCAATTTTATAGGTTTATATTCTGCTATTAAATGTATTGATAGTGGATACAATAAAGATATTATAATTATAGAAAAGAAAAGTAATTTTATAGATAATAATACTAATTATTTGATTTTTAATAAAAATCATACATTATATATAAATTTGCTAAATAAATTTTCAATAAAATATACAAAATATATATTAAAATATAATAATAAAATTACTCATATTTTAAATAATATTATTAATAATTCCAAAATGATAACAAAAAAATCTTTAAACAACCAGACTTTTATAAAATTTTGTAGAACAATACTTAGTCCAATAGATTATAATGTTTTAAAATATAATATTGAAGACTTTGAATATATATATAATAATGTGTCTGCTATGTTCGCAATAACCTTATTTACAAATGAATTAAACAATGAACAAGAATATTATATATTAGAAGATGACAAAAATTTATTGATTGAGCGAATGTATAATTACGTTGTAAATAATAAAGTAGTAATATTATTCAATACAGAAATCAAAGATATAGTATATAAAAATAAAATATTTATAATGTTGAAAAATAAAACATATATTTCTACCATACTTATTTTGTCGTTATCAAAAGATAATTTATTAAAATTTAAGTTTTTTAGTAAAGAGAATAGAAAAATATTAAATTGCGTTTCAAAGCATAATATAGATATTGATAAAATATTTTGCGATAACAAAATACAATACTGTGATGATATTAAATCACATTTACTAAATAATATACATTTAGTATGTCCTATAAAAAAATATAATGTATATTTATGGAATGTAGGTATAAATGAAATAATTATAAAAGAAAAAATTAAGCAAATGTTTAATCATATATATATATGTAGCGATTCATATTCAAGAAATTCTTTCTTTGCTAATTATTCACTAGAAACATATGATGATATACATAATAAAGTAATTAATAAGATAATTAAAAAATGATTGAATTAAATAATATTTAATTATTTAACGATTATATTTTAAATGGTACATTATTATGGTAAAGATTATATTCTTGAGGAATGTAAAAATAAAATATATAGTTTATTTAAAAATAATGTTTATCTTAATGATAAATGGTTTATATTTTTGGATTATTATGAATTGAATATAAATACTACAAAAAATAAAACATTACTTATTGTAATGTTGTTTATAATAATATTATTTATTAAGTTTATTTTATTTTATGTAATATTTTATGTAATTGTAATGTATATAAAATATTATAATAATAATTCTCTAAAGAAAAATAAAAAAAGATATCATTATATTGCTAAATTATTTCCCAGTGCTACCAAATCCCCCGTCTCCTCTGTTAGTAATACTAAAATCTTCGTTTGATAATTCCAAATTAACATATTCTTGCTTTCTAAAAATTATCTGGCAACATTTACAAGGCAATGGAATATCTGGCATATCTTTATTTATTTTAATTAGTGCTACATAAAGGTTTCCTCTATAACTTTGGTCTATAATACCAATATTATTAGCAAGCATATATCCAGATTTACTTATAGAACTACGAGGCACTATTTCAACATAATATCCATTTGGGATATCTAATTTAATGCCCGTGTCATATAAAATAACCCCACTATCTAAATTTTTATATTCTTTAATAATCGTCAAATCATAACCTGTGTCACTATAAGATGCCTTAGTAGGCATCACCGCATCAATGTCAGTTTTAAACACTTTTAAAATAGGCAAATTATCTTTATTATTAAAATTATAAATATTGTAATTGATATAAGGTGATTCAATCGAATATATTTTTCCCAAAAAATCTAACATATCTGAATTACGATACTCGACAGTGTATCCTATTTTTTCTTCTTTAACTATATATGGAACATTGTATAGTTTTCCTATTTTTAAGAAATTATCGCTTTTATCAAATGATAAGAAAAGAGAATTTCCAATTAAATTACCATATACCTCTATGTATGCTTTAATAAATTGATTCGAATAATCACAAGACATATTATGTAATTTATCAATAAAATTAGTTAAATCTTGTTTATAAATCGCATCAATTTTAATATCACCAATATGTTTAATAATATTATTAATTAAAATAGGAGTTGTAATAGTTAATTCTACATTATTATTTTCACTTATAAATACGTCGCCTAATTTTTCCAATATATTTAAAATATGATTGATATTGTGAAAATATTTAATGTTATTATATTTTTTTTTACATTTGGTAAAATTATTATAAGAAACAATTTTATTATTATTACTATTAATATTATTAATATTTAAAACTGTAAACTCTGATTTTAAAGATGTATTATTAGACTTTTCTTTTAAATTTAGTAGTATCAAACTTAATATATATACTTTCTCTACTGTATCTAAAATATCAAAATATTTAGTATTTATCATTTTAATAATAAAAAAGTCTAAAACTTTATATAATTATAAATTAAATAATGAATAGTAATTATTATAAATATTATACAATTCAAAAATCGGTTTTATTATGCTATAAAGCAATAAAAAAAAATATTAAAATAGATAGAAATGATTTATTGATAGAGCCAAGTGCTGGAAACGGAGCTTTTATTAAATATATTAAAAAATTATCTGATAATTTTATATTTTACGATATTAAACCAGAACATAATGATATTATTAAAAAGGATTTCTTAAAAGTTAAAATAGAAAATATAAATAATATAAATAATCGCAATTTTAAAAATATACATATTATTGGTAATCCCCCATTTGGAAATAAATCTAGTATAGCAATTAAATTTATTAAGCATAGTGCGAATTTAAATGCTAAAACAATTGCTTTTATACTACCCGTAAGTTTCAATAAAGCAAGTTTTAGAAAAGCATTTCCAATGAATTATCATTTAATATATAATAAAAATATGCCCGACTATTCATTTAAAAAAAATGATGAGATTGTAAATATTAAAACAACATTTCAAATATGGGAAAAAAGAGATTATAATAGAAAAATAATTAAGAAATTAAAAACTTCACAATGGTATAATTTTAGCAAAAAAACCGATTGCGATATATCAATACGAAGAGTGGGTTTTAGTTCAGGGATAGCTAAAATATGCGAAGATAAAGATAATGAAAATACAAATTGGTTTATAAAAACAAATATAAAAGATAAAAAACAATTGATGAAAAAGTTAAATATTATGAATAAAATAAAATATAATTTTAAAAATAATGTAGGTGCTTATAGTATATCTAAGCAAGATATTATAGCAAAATATAATAAAATATAATATATTTCAGTATAATATTATACGCGAGCTATCATTATTATCAATACCTTCTACAGCTTTAGCATTTGTACTTTTTGGATATAACGCATATGCGGTATTAGTCAATTCTTTATTTTCATTATTTATTTCAGGTATATATTTATAAATATATTCTAAACCATCACAATCAGTTTCTTCTTTTTTTTTAGGTTTTTCAAATTTATCAGGATGTTCTTTTATAATATCTCTCTTTATTTCTTTGTATAATTCAAAAGAAACTTCATCTATTTTACTTATTACATTTTTTTCTTTAGAACTCCAGCCGGGAGAAGCATCTTTTTTATGCGTATATATACATATTAAAGCCATTGAATGTAATAGACCTGTTCTTGTATTTCTATATTTCTTTTTATATTCATAATTGAAAAGTGAATAAACATTATCAATGTAATCTTCCTTATATAATATACTATAAACACCCCATAAAAACCAAACAACATCATCGTCACAGTTATTAAATTTTGTTTCGAACTTTAATTTCTTTCTCAAAATATATTCTAAAACAAGACGTAAATCATTAGATATATTAGTTAGTTTATCTAAATCGTCTACAGATATATCGTCAGTGCTTTTAATATTTTTAATTATAATTGATATAATTTTAAGTGCTATTGAATAATTTTCATTATCTTGTGGAGGCAATATACCTTCGAATTTAATGATACCATTTTGTGATAATTTCATTTCATTACTATTAATAATATGGGAAATCTTGGATTTTAATACTAATAATGACATATTATTACATTTAGCTGTAGGATGTTTATTATAAATATCGCATATTATACACATTTTTGTTAATAAAATATATACATCTTTAATATTGATTTTTTCATTTTCTATAAGTAAAACAGTATTTTGATATATATCAATTACTTTACTAATATCTTTTAAATATACGAAAGTACCAATATAAGAGCATATATCAACATAAACATATTCTAACTTTTCTGGCTCATCATATAAAAATATAATCTTTGTAGCTAATAATATGCTTTTTTGAATATCACCATTGGTTATTGATGTATATAATTCATTATTCATAACAACATTTAAAATATAATATTATTTATTTTAACCTATTATAAACGAATATCATAATATAAAAAATAATAATATATAATATACAATCGTTTAATAATATAATATTATGTAAATATATCGCTATTTTTTATTATGAAATCGTGGTAATTATTTATAATTTTATAACATTTAACAATAGTAACTTCTGATACATTACAAGCTTTTGCAAATTTTTTTTTACTATATCCTAAATTCTTTACAACAGAATAATAATAAAGAATACCAGCAGCTGAAGATGTAGGTGAATTATCGTTCATTATTTCATTATCTTCTATTATTTTAACTAACTCCTTACATTTATTAATGTCTCCAATATACATATTAAGATTATTACCATATTGTGAAATAAAATCAATAGGGTCGGGAGAAGAAACATTTATTTGAAGCAATGTCTGAAAACGAGAATTTCCCTTGTTTAAAGTTACATGTGATATGTTAAACATAGCAGCAATATCTTTAGAACTTTTTGGTATTTTATTAAGTAAGCAAGAATGATATATACATGATGCAATTAATCCTTCCTTATTATCACCTCGTGATATTTTTTTTTCAGAAGCTTTTTTATATAAAACTTTAGCATTATCTATAACTTTTTGAGGAATGCCATTATTTATTGTATTTGCTGTCATTTTATCAAATACATTCCATAAAGTTCTTTCATCATATGGCATACTATTCCACATTTGAAACATTCTTATTCGTCGTATATCTATATTATCTTTATAACCACATCCTATCATAGAACCCATAGAAGATTTTGGTAATAAATTGTTTGTAGGCATACCACATCTTGAAGGATCACCATCGCGATTATCGTCATTACCGTAAAATCTCCATTCAGCAGTATTTTCAATAACATTTGAAATAATTGAACTACATTTACTACAAATATTCATGTTATCCTCGCTTATAAATTCAGAACAACCACATAAACATTTAATTATATTTTTATCATCTATACAGTTATCAATATTTTCTTCTTTTTTAACTTCGTCGAATAATTCCCATAGTTCATCTTCGTTCATAATTGATAATGGTATAAACAATATATAATAGACGATAATCAATTTTTAAATAGTTTTAATTATATAGAAATTAAATGGATAATTTACCTAAGGATGTTATTTTGTATAACAAGGTTAAAAAATATATTTATGAAAAATATCCGAAACATTCAGCATATAGAAGTGGAATATTAGTTAAAGAATATAAAAAAGCTTATAATAAAAAATATGGTAATAATCAGTCTTATACTGGAAAGAAAACAGAAAAAAAAGGGCTCTCGAGATGGTTTAAAGAAGAGTGGAAAAATCAGAGAGGAGAAATAGGATATAATAAAAATATAGATATTTATAGACCTACAAAAAGGGTAACAAAAGAAACACCTTTAACATTTAGTGAATTGAGTAAATATGAAATAAGAAGAGCACAAAATGAAAAAAAAATTAAAGGTCGTATATATAAATTTAGAAAAAAAAATTGATTATATTTGTATAGTAATAGAATAACATATATATTATGAGAAATTACATTGCTATATTCATAATTCTTTTAAAAATAACTGAAGGATATATCAATATTCCACAATTTTCACAATTAACGCGTGTAAATAAAATTATGACATTAAATGTTAATGATAAGAAAATGCTAGATGACAATCAAAAATTTATTTATAAAAATTATTTATTAAGCATAAGAAAAGTTAAAAAAACAATAAAACGTAGCAATTCTGTTATAGATATAAATAATATAATCGACAATGTTGGAAATATTATCAATACCTCACAAAATATAACAAATAATAAATCAGTTTTGTATTTAAAACAAAATAATACTGTTATCGATAATGATGAATTGATAGCAAAAAAATTAATATTATCAAATATACATATTGATGTATCTAATGTAAAACATATTCAAATATCAACTAAAAATGATACATTAATAATTGATTTAGATAAAAATAATGATGTTTTGAAAAGTGAATTAAATAAAATAGATACATTTTTAAATGTAGCATCTATATTAACTTCTTTAATGAATAATTAAGAAGTGGTATCGCGAAGTTCTCTAATCTCTTGTCTAAGTTCTCGAACCTCTTGACGCAATACATTAAGTTCATTGCGAATATCATAATTAACATTACGCGATTCATAAGGAATATAAGGCCTTGAACTTTCGCGATTATATTTAGATGGACGTTTTCTCATTGTCATTTTAGATTGATGTTCATCTCTTTTTTTCTTAAATTCGGCAATATCTTCAGCTGATACATCATACTTTTGTAGTAGTTCTTTTTCATCCATATCGGATGATTCAACTTGTTTACAAATATATTGATATAGTCGCGTCTGAATGCTTCTTGAAGTTCTTTTAAGTTCTTGTGCGATATCATCATATGATGATTTATTTTCACGCATACTGAGAAGTCGTTCTTCTTCACCTTCTTCCCACCCAAATCCAGCCCTTGATGTTTGTTCATTTTTTCTTAGTTCATCAAAGTTAGATCTTTTATTGTATCGGGATTGCATTTTTAATTTGTTGTTATGACGTGCCTATGGAGCTATGTATATATATCGTTATCTTTTTATATCATTTTTAATTTCAATGAAAAAGAGTACATAATTAATAAATTTTTTAATTTTTCATTTTTTTAATTTTATAAAGGTTTAATAATAATTATGTACTCTTTTTTAATGTAGTAAAATGTATTATAATGTAAATTATATATTGAGAACGATAAATATAATTATAGTAATAAAAAGAATAGTAGAGATGCGCATATTACACGGGAAGTTATCTGGTTATATAGTTATTTTTTTATTGTAAGTTTTATTATAAAAATTGTTAAATAAAAAAATCATACTAATATGATAAGAAAGTTCAAATAATGCTAATTTTTTAGGTACAATATTTTCATATATTAAAACAATAAATGAATGTAGGATACATGAATAGAATTGCAAGATTTGTAATTTTGTAATATATTTTTTAAACGGGTTATTAATGCCATATGATGTAACATAATAATGAGAATACATTATCATATGAATTATACTATTTATTAAAGCACAAAATGCGGTTGTTCCGTTTCCATGCCCTAAATTAATAATATATGCCCAAACGCAGGCAATGCTAGAATGATGATATATGTGTAAAAATGACAATTGCTCTTTCGTTTTTCCGCGTGTAATAATAAAGAATGTGTCAAAAAAATCAAAATATTTAGATAAATAATGAATATATACATAATATTTAAGAGTATCATTGTAAGTTTTATTTATATTAAAAATATTTGGGATTATAAATAATTCACGTAAACCATAAATCATATATAAATTTAAAATTATTTGAGAAATATTATATATTCTTAATAAACTATTGAATTTAAAAGGTTTAAAATTTAACATTAATTTTGATAATAAAAATATACCAACAAAATATGCGGATGTTGCTTTAATTGTAAAATCATAATTTGTAGTTGAAATTAATAAATCATCTGTTATTTTCATTATTATATTATAATATAATAGAAAACTTTATATGTTTAAAAACAAAATAAATTATTTACTTATAGCATTATTTATATTATTATTAATTATTATTATTGGATATTTATTATATATTAATTTTAATTTGGAATCAAAAAAATCGATGAATATTATAAAAGAGAAAGATAATGCTAAAATATGCATGACTGTTGATGAATATAAAAATTTGTTAGACAACAAAACGAATATTAAAATGATATCTGAAAAAAGTAAAGAGGATACTATAGAAAGAGATAGAAAGGTATTAGACGATGATTTATACCCTCCTTTAAATCGCGGGGATACTGTTTCTCATACAAGATTAGCAAATAATATTAATAATAGAAAAATGTATATAAATACACAGGAAACAGGTGATACATACAGATTAGTTGCATATGTATCTAGTACATCTAATATGAAAGATTCAGGAAACAATAATTGGAAGTTATTTGCTAGACAAAAAGATAGACATATTTCAGATTTTTATATGATACCAACAGATAATACAAATGATTTAAAAGTAAGTATTACAAATGATAATGTTATTGGAACAAAATTAAGAGATATATATGATATACCTCAACAAATTACGTTCAATTCTCCACTTCTTAATAAGGAACCTTATAATGTCGTCGAAGTTCCTAAAGCAGATTTAAGTCGTTCTGCTGATTATATATAATTATTGGTATAAGATATAATTGATATAATGTAATTAAATTACTATGAATGATATAACAAATAATGAAGAAGAAACTAAATCTAATTCTTCGGCAAATTCATTATATTTAGAAATGGTTCCTTTTAATATTAGAGGACGCGCTGAGTGGTGGGAGTTACGACACAATGAAATAAATATTTGTGAAAAAATTGCTGAAGGTAGCAATGGTATTATATATAAATCTTATTGGAGAGGATTGCAATGTGTAGTAAAATCTGTAAAACATCGAAATAACGATATCGAATATCAAGATTTAATAAATGAAATAGCTGTTATATCACACTTAAGACATCCCAACCTTGTATTATTTTTAGGAGCTTCAACAATAACAGACCCATTATTACTTGTTTATGAATATATGGAAAATGGTTCATTAGAATCTTATTATAATAATAAGTCAACAAATAAACAGTTATGGAAACCCGATATTAAAATAGCACATAAATGGATACATGAACTAACATTAGCAGTTTATTTTTTACATAATTGTTATTATCCTATAATGCATCGTGATTTGAAACCATCTAATATATTACTTAATAATGATTTACATATTAAATTAACAGATTTTGGATTATCGCGAACTATAAAAAAAAAACATGAAAAATATAAAATGAGTGGATGTGCAGGAACATTAAGATATATGGCACCTGAATTAATATTTAATGATAATATAGAATATGATTTAAAAATAGATATTTATTCATTGGCACTAAATTTTTGGTTTATTTTTACAGGAAAGGTTCCTTTTAAAGAAATAGATAATAATCCTCATGTAATACAATTAATAGCAATAGATTATAGACCAAATATTAATGATATTCCTATTAAAGAATTAAGAGAATTGATTAGTATAATGTGGAGTACAAATCCAGATAATAGGCCTGATACAAAATATATATTAAATATAATTGAAAATATAAATGTAATAGAAAAAAATAAAAAATGTATTATATCATAATATTAAAAATCTTTAACGATACTATAACATATTAATGATAATCTATCATCATCATTACCTTCATATTTATTATTTAATTTATTTAATATATTTTTATTAATACATTTATCGGAATATTCATTGTATAATTGTTTTTTATAATCAGTGTTTAGACCATTAATATGATTGCTTATAAATTCTTGTAATTCATAATTATTATTATTATTATTATTAAAACTTTTCATAATTTTTTTACACAAATTTTTAATTAAAATCGTATTATCAATGTTTATATTATTAATAATCATATGTATATAGTAATAATTATTATATTTTTATGTCATTTTTATTATTATGAGTTTTTAAATACCATATATGATATAAATATGAATTTTCAACAATAATAAATGTTAATATACTCATAAAAATAATATTATAAAATAAATATATGTTTTGAGATAAAAGTATTATTAGTAATAATATCACAAATGATATAATATTGTGTAATGGAATATTATATAACCACAATTGATTACTGTGCCACCATATGTCTTCCTTGGTATATTTTTTTAAAGTAAAATACGGATTTAAGACAAACCAACAAAAGTCTTCAATTATAAACCATAATATATTATAATAAATTACGATATATATATCTTGAAATAATATATATGTTGAATATGAAACTACTAATATTATAATAATATTCATAATAAAATGATAATTAGTCAATATACCTAATCCAGAAGGTACGGTCGGAATATTTTTTGCCCATCCTCCATCCTTTCCTTCAATTTCTATTTCAAGAATAGAATATAAGACAGAAAAAATAAATATAAATACTGAATGAACATAAAGCATATTTATATATACATTATAAAAATTATTTATTTTTATTAATCTATATCCATTTTTGTAATAGGATGTAAGATAGTAGTATTTGTTTCATTATTCCAATTGCCAACATATATATATTCAAACATATCTAAAAACTTATACATAATAATATTTCTATTTAATTCTATAAATCTTAATATTTTTAATTTTTATATATAAAAAAATGATATCTCTTAATTTATTTAAGAGATTTAATGAATTTTGATTATATAGATATTAATAGCAACCCTTTAAAATTCATAAAAAATAGTAAGAAAAAAGATATAATTCAGGTACTTAAAAATGCGGATAATGCTTTTTTCAATAGCGACGAACCTTTATTGACCGACGACATATATGATATTATAAAAGATTATATTAAAAAAAAATATCCCAAAGATCCATATTTAAAACACGTAGGTGCAGATGTAGAAAATAAGGTATTGCTACCATATTATATGGGTTCGCAAAACAAAATAAAAGATAGTGAAGATGAAATTTTAAAATTTAAAAAAAAATATAAAGGACCCTATATTATTAGTGATAAATTAGATGGTGTAAGCGGTTTAATAACATATGATACTAATTTAAATATAAAATTATATACTCGTGGAAACGGCAAAGAAGGACAGGATATAACACATTTATATGAATATATAAGCGGATTTCCAAAAATTAAAAGTTTAAAAGATAATTTAGCTGTTCGCGGTGAATTTATTATATCTAAAGAAAAATGGGAAATATTAAAAAAAAAAGACCCTAAATTATCAAATCCAAGGAATACAGTAAGTGGAATGATTAATTCAAAAATATTAAATAAAGATATCCTTAAAATGATAGATTTCGTAGCATATACACTTGTATTTCCAAATATAGAAAATGGGTTAAAAAATTTAGAAGATATGAAGTTTAATGTTGTTAATAATATAATTGTAAAAGATATAAATTTAGAATTATTATCTAAAAAATTAGAAGAATCGCGTAAAAATAAATATGTTATTGATGGTATTGTAATAAATGATATTGGAAAAATATATAATATAGAAGTTGGTAAAAATCCTGATCATTCATTTGCTTTTAAATCATTACATACTTTAGAACAGATTGAAGTTATAGTTAGTGAAGTAGAATGGAATGTATCAAAAGATAATTATATGAAACCTATTGTTAAATTCAATGAAATATTATTAGATGATGTAAAAATTAAACAGGCAACTGGATTTAATGCTAGTTTTATAGAAAAAAATATTATAGGTCCAGGGTCGCGAATTATAATAATAAGGTCTGGTAATGTTATACCACATATTAAATCAGTTTTAACTGAATCTGCAAATGGAAAACCAAGTATGCCAGGAATAGTAGATAAGGATTATAAATGGACGGATACACATGTAGATATTATAAAAATAAATGAAGGAGAAAACCCTGAACAAGATATTAAAAATATTATATATTTTATGAAAACTGCGATGGTTGAAAATATGGGACCTGGAAATATTGCTAAAATATATAAAGCTGGGTTCAAAGATATAAAATCTATAATAAATCTTAAAAAAGATGACTTACTAAAAATAGAAGGGTTTAAAAGTAAAAGTGCTGATAATATATTAAAATCAATTGAAAAGATTAAAACATTAGACTGTTTGGTTTTAATGGATGCTTCTAATATGATGGGTCGTGGATTTAGTTATAAAAAGATTAAATTAATAACAGATAAATTTCCAAGTATATTAATGAATGATAAGAAAAATCGTGATATTAGTCAAAAAATAACTGTAGAAGATTTAATAAAAATAGATGGGATTGCAAAAATAAGTGCTGAAATGTTTTTAGAAAATTTATCAAAATTTTATAAATATTATGATAATCTAGGTATTACATGTAATAATTCTCAATTTGAATTAAAAAAAGAAGAAAAAGATAAACAACAAGATAAATCATTTAATAAAAATATTAATGGCAAAACATTTGTATTTACGGGATTTAGAAATAAGGATTATGAAAAAATTATATTAGATAATGGCGGGAAGGTTGTAACGGCGGTTGCAAAAAGTACTAATTATCTTGTAGTTAAAGATAAAAATGAAAAATCAGGTAAAATAGATAAAGCGAATGAATATGGTATTAAAATATTAGATATAAATGAATTTGAAACTTTGGTAAAATATTAATATTATATAATATTATATTATATTATAATCTAAACAAAATAATGAATAAGGATACTGTATATATGAATCATAATTCTGGTTTTTTTTCTTGTTGTTCTGTATTATTAAATCATATTGTAAATTATATTGCTTATTATAAAAAATTACCTAAAATTATTGAAACACATAAAACATTTAAATTGTATAAAAATAAGGATGATATAAATAGAGATATTACATTTGATTACTTTGAACATTATGATAATTTTAAAGATATTGATATAATAACCCTAAATATAAACTATCAACATACTCATCAATTCTATGAATATGCTAATTTAGATTATACAAATATAGCTCCTTTAATTAAAAAATATTTTTCTCCATCGGTCAAAATAAATAAATATGTTAATGATATAGAAAAAAAATATAATATTGTTCACGATAATACAATTGCTGTATATTATAGAGGAACAGATAAATATTCAGAAACGAAATTAGCACCATATGATGAATTTTATAATCAAATAATAAATATAACTAATACTAATAATAATATTAATATACTATTACAAACTGATAGTGCTGATTTTATAGATTATATTAATGAAAAGAATTTAAAAAATGTAATAATTATTGATGAAAATAAAACAAGTTATAGTAATAAAGGTATTCATAATGAACAAAAAAACAATGATATAAATTATCAAGATATGTTTTATTTTTTATCAACAATTATAATAATGTCAAAGTGCAAATATATTATATGTAGTTCAGGTAATTGTTCTTTATGGATAATGTTATATAAGGGAAATAAAGAAAATATTGTCCAATATTTAAATGGAAATTGGTATAAAAGTATTAATTAATATGTTCCATTTTTTAAATAATGTATATTTTATTAAAATAAAAAAAATATATAAGAAATAAATTATATTTATAATTACATACTGATTCGACATACACCTTATAATGCTCTCATAGCTCAGTAGGTAGAGCGCGTGGCTTTTAACCACGTGGTCGTGGGTTCGAGCCCCACTGAGAGTGTTAAACTTATTTTTATAAAATTATTTATAATAATCTTTGCAATTCAGTGAATACTTTTAAATAATTATTTTTATTTAGAACTTTATTATCATATTTGTTAAAAATATCTATAGGTTTAAATGGAATATTCTTTCCAAATAATTTATTGCGTCTCATTAAATTTTTCATCATATCAATTAAAAATATAGGGTTGTTAGCATATGGTAAATCAGATTCTTCATCATCGTCATAAAAATTAAATGACACAGGATATATTATACTATATATTCTAAGATATTTTGAAAAATTTGATGCTTCGTGATTTATTAAATAATATATATTTATGTATGTTAAACCATCATTTTGATTATTAAAAACTCTTAATCCCAAATCGCTTCTTCCTTGATTTCCATGTCTTGGCACGTCTATAGTAGGGTGGATGTTTCTCATTACACGTAATATTTCAGCTTTATCATCTTCGCTAAAAGGTTTTCTATTAGATGGATTAATAAAAGGTTTCGTTTCTTTGACTGAAAAATACCATTGCTGATATAATGATTTGGCATAATAAGCATTAACAAATGTTTTGCCATTATCTGTATAAGGTATTCTTATTACTTGTCTTAATTTTTTAAGAGGCATATCAGACCATTCATCCATACTCCATAAATCAGCATCATTTACAGACCCAGATATATTAGTATTGTCCATGATACGTTTCAATTCCTTTTCTTTATTTGTTTTATATTCTGCTTTTAATAATGGGTTACTGTCATCTGGTGTATTACTCCATTCGGGTGAATTATCTAATGAAATAGTTCCGTTATCGTCGGATATAATAAATGTATTTTCAATTAGAGAATCAAGAGCAAATAAATTTAATTCAGCATTGTCAAATATTATCCCTTCTCTATAAAATTTTTTAATTGACAAAAGAATAAATTCTAATGCGTAATATTTAGGATATCTTTGATTTATTAAATTCTTCATTTCTTCAACATTTTTATTATTATCACTATATATTATAGCTTTACAAACTTCTTTTAAACATTCTTGAAATAACAAATGAACATTATATATTTTTTTTTCAAAATCGTGAAATCCATCAATTACACTTTGATTTATATTATTTAAGCGATCACTACCTAATATGAATGCTATTGAGTTTCCGTTGTGTTTATCAAAATAATATTTAGTGTTAACAATTTTATTGAATTCATTGAAATTCATAAAGGGTGAGTAATCTGGTATATATTTTTGAATATTATCTACTATTTTAAAATATAGTTTTAAATTTTCGTCATTGTCAGGAGAACCTCTTTTATCATCAAAAAATTTTTTTAATTTCTGCATTCCTAAACTTGTATCTATCGGTTTTCCAAATATTTTTTTTAAATGTTCATCAATATCTTTTTTATATTTAATAGGGAACTCTAAAATATTGTCTATATCTTTGAAACTTGTTATTAATATTTCATCATGTGAAGAACTTTTAGAAGAGCTCTTGCTACCATTTGATAAACTTAAATCATCAAACGCTGTAATACATTGATTTGCTATAAAATTAATTCTGTCAGCATTTGTTAATTTTTTACCTGTTACAGGTTGCGTTACTTCACGTATATCTCCTTTTATATATAATTTATATTCTTTTAAAAATTTCTCACACTTCTCTCTTTTTATTTTTTTAGTAGGTCCTGCTAAATTATTTGTATCTTTTTTAAATGTTTTAATTGTTGATTCTGGAATAGAAGACATAGATGTTTGTAAATATCGATTTATATCTCCAGACATTTAAAATATATAATGTTCTAATATATATAAATAATTAAAAAATGTTTTTTACGAAGATTTAGAAGATTTAGAAGATTTAGAAGATTTAGAAGATTTTGGTATTATTGATAAATCTGTAACCATCATTTTTTTACTTTTTGTATCATCAGGACATATATCTGATGTTTTATAATAATTTATATATTGTCGCGGATAATCAATACTATATATAGTATTGAATGGTAATAAAACTTCTGCTTCATTATAATTACTTACATTATCAATTAATATTATTTTAGAACCTTTATTTATTTTAATTCTCATAACACAGCATTTAGTGCTTGCATAAGCAATCGCTGTTTTACAATCTAGTGTACAACTACTTAATGTTTCAGAAACAAATACACCATTTGAATAATTTTTTAAATAATAATCGTCATATACTCCTCTATAGAATACTAATGTATTCTCAACATCTGGTGATTTCATAAAAATATTATTGATATCAATTATATAGTAATTTAATATATTATTCCATTCAAATGTTTTATAATTTTCTTTTATATAATTTTCTAATTCTAAACGCGTAAAAGATTTATATTTATTATTTTTGTTGTATAAATATTTTTTTATTTGATAATAAAATAATATAAAATCTCTATTTGTATTAAAGTGTTTTTTTTTTACTATTAATGTCGATTTCCTGTTATCATTATAATTAACATCATCTATATCTTTATCTATATTGAGGCCATTTTTTATAAAATAATTTATAATAACATCGCCATCATGAGTATGACATCTCAATGTATATAATTCTTCATTTGTTAGATTTTGAATAAAAGAATTTTGTGCGTTCATCCAATTAGCATAATTATTTGGATCTGTAGATACATACAATCTATTGATAAATTTTTTATTATATTCATTATATAATAATTCTATTTCTATTTCATTTTCTCTCCATATTATTGAATCACCATCGTGATTATCTGATAATATGTGTGATTCTATTTTTAAAGAATTATATGTTATCTTAGTTTTTTTATTGATAAATTTTTTAGATAATTCTTGATATTTTTTATAATATTCGCATAATAATCTATGTTCTTCATCCATGTATATATCATTATCATATTGTATTTTTTTGCGAGCTCTGTATAAACTATTTAATAAAGGAGTCTTTGTTATTTTTAATGCTTTTGAATAATATGACATTATATTATCTTATATTAAGAGAATAAAATGAAATATCTTTTTATAGATATCCGAAAAAGTGATGAAGTATATTCAAAGCATTTTGCTATTTCTAAAGATTATAAATATTATAATATTCCTATGGAAATGATAAGATTTAATAAAAATATTATTAAAAATAACTTAGAATATGTTAATGAAATATATATAGTTTGTCAATCTGGCACAAGGTCTCAATATATTAAAAAAAAATATTTTGCTACAGACCATAATATAATTGTACTTGACGAGCTTCAATTTAATAATTTAAATTATGGAAAAAATATTATAAAATTAAGAAATTATGTTATTGATGTATATGTTGAAGGAAAATCAGGATTAAATTTTTATAGTATAATGCGAATAATACAAACTCTATTAGGATTTCTCATTTTAATATTAGGAGGTATAACTTTAATAGAATTAAATGAATGTAAAAAAGCAAATAGGATACCTTTAATTATTTTAATGTTATTTGGCCTAATGGCACTTATAAATGGTATTACATCAACATGTACTATATCAATAATTTTAAAAGATTACCTTAATTAATAATCTTATATAACACATATTTAATATTCATCTCGATATTTTTAGAAACAAAGTATATTTAATTATTATCAATAATATCTCTATAATAGATAGAGCACATATGCCTTATTACGAAAAAATAAATTTATTATTTATACATATACCTAAAACAGGTGGAACTGTAATTGAAAATGTTATTAAATACTTAACACCGCAAAAATTATATAGCGGCAACACTAATACATTATTAGAATTTCCATATAATAAAAAATCTCTTCAACATCAGTTTTATACAACTCTTTATAAATTTAAAAATAAGTTAAATATAAATTTTGATAATATTAAAATTTTTTCTGTTGTTAGAAATCCTTATGATAGAATTATAAGTGATTTATTTTGTCTTAATTTGATAAAAAAAAATTTTACTTCAGAACAAGTATATGATGTAATAAAAAATAATTATTTAGATAGAGATGATTTAGATAATCATAATCAACCACAATATAAGTTTATTGTAGATGAAAACGACGAATTGATAAAAAATATTAAAATATTTAATACAGAAACATTAAATGAGTCAAATGAAGAATTGAAAAATTTTGTGGGACTTGATATAAATATTAAGCAAAATGGGGTCAATAAAGATTATAGCAAATATTTAAATAAAGATTCTATAGCTTTAATAAATACTTTTTACAAAAAAGATTTTGAATTATTTAATTATAAATTAAAAAAGGATATTGAAGAATTATAAAATGTTTAAAAAATTGATATTGTACATATTAATCATATGTAAATGTCATTAGAAATAACAATATATGATAAACTATATAGTTTTTATTTAAAATTATGTTCAATAAATTTTCCAATATGGTATTTATGTACTTATAAAAATAAAATAATATCACAATATAAATTATTATTAGAACTCTTTAGAGATAAAAATGATATAGAAATATATAATCTATTTATATCAAAAATAAGATTTTCAAAAGTATATTTGATACAATCTATAACAAAAATATGGTTTATAAAAACATTTGATTCATTTAAAACATTAATGATTTTATAGATATAGTATGCTCATATAACGAAATATTTAATGATGGTATTGTAAAAGATGAATATTATTATAATGAATTTAATAATATACTAAAATATATTATTAAAAAATATAAAAGAAAAATTTATATTATTAAGTGTTAGGTAATTTTAATTATTTATTTTAGAAAGTGCTATTAACATATTATTTTTTTCTTCACGAGACAATTCGGGAAAATATTTAGATATTTTGAATTTAATTTTTTGAATTATATAATAATTATAATTTGTTATATCATTTGTTATAAGATATGTATAATTATGATATTTTACAAAATTATTAGTTTTATAACATTTATATAAAAACATAAAATATAAACCTCCTACAAAACAACCAGAAATATATAATAAGCTTATCATATTTCTTTATTAAATAATCTTATTTAAATATAACAATATACACATTTTGTTTGCTGGAAACCATTAAAATTACTAGATGCTGCTATAGTATAAGCACCAAAGTTTTCAACATATACCCATTCACCTATTGCTAAATCAGGTAATAAACAATTATTTGATATAATATCAATTGAATCACATGTTGGACCAAATACAATAGATTTATATTTAGTATCATCTCTGGAATTGTAAGGTTGTATAATAGGTTTTAAATGATCAAATATAATACAATTAAATGAGCCGTAAATACCATCATTTAAATAATATATATTTTCATTGTTTTTTGTTTTTTTTCCAATAATATTTGCAACAAGAGTGTGAGAAGAACTTACAAAAAATCTACCAGGTTCAGCAATTATATTAATGTTTTCAGAATCAAAAAAATCATCAATACCTCTATTAATCTCCTTAGCTATTTCTTCGAAAGTTGGTGTATCATCTAAATTATGACCCGGAAATCCACCACCAATATCTAATAAAGTAAATTTAAAATTATAATCATACCCGATGTCAAATATTGTTCTTGCATCTGCTAAAGCATTATAATAAGTTTTAGCATCTAAACAATTACTTCCAACATGAAAAGAAATACCTATTACATTTAATTGCAATGATTTAGCGACACTTAGAATATCAGGTATATCTGCGATATCAGCACCAAATTTACAATTAAATTTACATATGGATTTAGAATCATCTACAGCAATTCTCAATATCAATTTGGCATTGGGATGATATAATTTTATTTTATATAATTCATTTATATTATCAAATGTCATATAATCGATATTTTCAGAACGCGCATATATTATTTGACTTGCTGCTTTGCATGGATTCGCATAAATAATATTTTTTTGATCTGTGCCTTGAGATATTATTTGACTTATTTCATTTTTACTTGCACAATCAAAACCAATATTTAATTCATTTAATAGTTTAGTAATTATTGGATTTGGATTACATTTAACAGCATAAAATGGTTTAACGCGTGGCAAATGTTTAAACCATAACTCGTATTTTTCAATAATTTTTTTAATATTAACTATATAAAAAGCACTTTCGTCATAATTATTTTCTAAAAACTTACTTATAACATTAATATTATCATAACCATCTTCAGATGGTGAAAAATTAGAATATTGAATTAATTCCGCAAAATCCTTTAATATATTGTCAATATTTACATCTTTATTTATTATATCCATAGTATAATAAAATATATATCATATATTTTATATATATTAATTAAAAGATATTTAAAATTATTATAAATTAATTATAAAAAAATATACACATATAATACATATATATAAGTTTATATTAAGTTTTTACGAACTAGCTATCATAGCAAATGTGAAACCGATAACACCACCAACTGATGCGACATCCGCTATTAAGCGCCTATTATTATATACTATTGACGAACCAATTTGCATACTATTAATAATATTATTACTAATAGCATCTGGAATATTCACATAATTTTTAATTTTTTCAATATAATCGTATAAAATATTATCTTCACAATTAATACCACCAATGCTTGTATAAGCATATGCTTTGATATTATTGCATATTTCACACTTATGCGCACCGGTAATATTATTATAATATCCGGCATCACACTCTACACATACATTATCCTTCTCATAATATCCAATTGGACATTTGGTGCATTTATTATTTTCTATTACGGAACCATATGGGCATATTTTGCAACTATCCCAGTTATTTTTGGCGTCAGCGTATTCGCGCTTTTTTTTATCACACATTAAGCAACTTTTTAAATATGTCGCATAAGGATTGCTACCTACAACACTTCCAATAGGGCAAAGAGTATGAATATTTTCACTATTATCACGAACACACGATGTACGTTCTTCATTAGACGAAAAACCTTCGGGACAATGAATACAAGTTGTATTTGCTTTAGTGCGATAATAATTAAAATCACACATATCGCAAATAATTTCAGTTGTATTATAGATATCGCTAACGAATGAATATCCAGGCTTACAAGTAGTGATAGTTATGAGACCGCGCATTTTATCAATCTCATCAACCACGCTATTATGCATAGCAATTGCGTTATCCCTTTCGGTTTGAATACGATTTCTACAGCTACATGACCTTCCAGGAGTCATGCGAGTAACGACGCGACGAGCATCACTGAATGCTAAGAAAATAGCAAGGAAAGAAATGAAATAGAATTTATTCATCTTTAAAAAACAAAAAAATATACAAATAAATCATTTTTTTATTATATTATTACATATTTATTCTATATGTGAAATTATTTTATCTATCTCATTCTGTCTCTCACAGCAACTAAATCTAGATCACGAACCCTATAATGCTCTTTTTTTTTATTAGGTAGTTCTCTCTGAACAATAAAAGGCAATTTACCTTCTGTTAATTCTTTCAATGCTATTTGTCGCAATTCCATATTTGTTGATACATTACCAATATTTTTAATGAATGGTGTAGAACCTGAAGATAATTGCTGTGTTCTTAAGCCAATTATTTTATCAAATTCGTAAATTGTCATAATAGGTTTTGATATTTTATCTTTTTTATCCAACGATTCAGTTGTTTTAGATACATCTTCAATATGTGTTGCTTTATAAGACAAAGACATTTATCAATGTAATTCTAATATATTGATATCATTTTTTATTTTTATATATTATCTAAATATTTATTCTTATAAATTTTAATTGTTATATATACAACTAATATAAATTGTATTAAACTAAAAAATATTATACTATAATTATTAAATGTATATTTATTTATCAATATTCCCCATAATATCCATAAAAAAGATATTACAGATAATAATTCAAATGTATAAAAATCAAGATCATTAGTCATATTATTAATATATATTTTGTAAGCTTGTGGAATAAATGCTAATGTAGATAATATAATTGCTGCAGAAGCAATAATATCAGCTTTTATTTTATATATCATTACTATTATAAAGCTTTTTTTTTCAAAAAAAATATTTGAGATAATTCAAACTAATTAGTTAATAGATGTCTAATGTCATTTATTTGCCATATATTTTTTATTACATTGTTAGCTAATATATGAAAATGTATATGTGAATTATGTAAAGTACTTCCAAAATCAGTGATAGATATTGCTATAGGATATGTTAGAATATATGTATTAATAGGTTCATATATATAATTATCGGATACAGTCCAAGATAAATACGATAAATCGTATTTATTATTTTCCAAAATGAATTTTTTTATAATTTTTTCAGCTCCTTTTCTTGATATTAAATAATATCCCGTTGACGGATAATCTTCAATCCTTTTAATCAAAAAATTCATTTTACAATTCATTATATTTTGGTTATATATATTTATTATACTTGGATGACTATTTGTATATAATTGTAAATTTTCTATTATTGTTTTATCATCTGCTTCTTTTAATTTAATATATTCGATGATTACGTCAAAATTTAATTTTTCTATTTGCATATCATCTTCTAAAACACAAAAATATTCATCTCCATTATCATAACCCTGTTTAATTGCTTTAATATGTGAAATTAAACAACTAATTTCCAAATCTGTTTCATTTGATTCCGGATGTCTTAATATTGAATAATTTTTTATTGTTTCCGGTGTTTCAGCGGTTATTCTAATATTATCTATATTTTTAAGATTCAACTGTTTTTCCATATATTCTCTTCTCAAAGTGCAGTCATCAGTATTTATCCAATAATGTTTCATTTTATTATTAATAATAATAATTTTTTATATGTAAATATAAAAAAAATTTATATAAAATTCTTATTCAAATATAAATAAACCTATATTATATTTGTATTATTTATAATAACTTTGTTCATAGTGTTATTGTGGTGTATTGGTGAATTAATATTTAATTTATATATATTGCGTTTTTTTCGTGGAATTAAACGCAATGATGGATTTAGATTTAAATACAATTCATCGGTATTGGGATATTTTTTAATATTATAAAACTCATCAGCAATTTTCATATTAAATAAATAAGTATTACTAATTATAAAATAAATAAATAATAATAAAATATTAATAATAATATTGCGAGACATAAGTAATAAATACTATTAATTATTTTTATCAATTTTTATGCTGTTTCCAAGTTTCTCCACATGTTTCACATACATAAAGATATTTCATATTTTTTGAATCATATTTAATATATATAACTTGATTATTATCTGGTTCGGATGTACAATCCTTGTTTGGACAATTAATATGTGGATCCTTAATTCTTCTCAATGTGGGGTCGAAACGCAAATATTCATTTATATTTTGATTATATAATAGATCGTCTTCGCTATAAATTGTCTGCGAAATTCTAATAGCTGTATTAATTGTTTCTTTTTTTTCAAATGAACAATGCTTGCAATATTTAACAAGCTCTTTTTTTTCGTTAGTTTTTACATATAGCATATTATCGCATACTTCACAGAATTCCATTTTATAATACTTATAAGAAAATTATAATTTTTATATAATCATTTTTTACTCGTTTTACATTTCAAACGCCTTTTTTATATTGATTAGGACTATTTAAAAATCATTTATAATTTTTTTTATTTTTTTTTGATATTTCACCACAATTACTTTATTTATAATTTCCTTCAAGTTCTCATACTTTAACCCATATAATTTTGTAATTTCAACTTAATATTATTGAACTGCTGTTAATTTATAATCATTACTTTTATGCGTAGGCCATATATATAATCGAACTATTTTCTCATAAAATTGATATTAAGTTTTACATCTCTTATATACAAGATGAATGAAACAACTTATAACAACGATATTTCTGGATTAGCAAATATTGATGAACTTTATGAGAGTTCATTAATAAAAAAATGGATTAAATTAATTCCAACTGATAAAACAATTCCATTTGAGGAATATAATAGAAAAGACCATTTCATTCCAATCGCAGATATAGTTTTAGATAGTGAATTATTTACATCTGGAAAAAAACAAGGAAATAAAAAAAGAAATACTTTAATTCAATTTGTTCCAACCATTTCAACTGAAGCTTTTAACAAAAAAACAGAATGGTTATATTTACTTGTAATTAATGGTATGATTGTTAAAATTGGTGGAACGAGAACTGGACTTAAAGGAAGGGTTGCTTCTTATCTTTGTGGTCATCATATAGAAGAAAGAGGAAAATCGGGTGATTGCTCTAAAACAAATGGTTTTATTTATAACACATTTGAGTTTTACCTAAATTTAGGTTGTAAAATTCAAATGTATGGATATGAATTACCTAAAACAGAAATTACTATTGAAATTTTTGGTAAAGAAATAAAAATAGCAGCGCAAACATACCATGCTTATGAAAGCACATTTTTGGAAGATTATAAAAAAAATTATAACATATATCCTATATTAAGCGACAATTGCGATCCGGATTACAAAGAATAATTTTATAAATAAAATTTACAGATTATCACAAATATATTCAATTTCTTCTTTTGTAATATTAAAATAATTATATAGTTCTTGATGATTACCAGAATATTCTATTGTTGGAATAGGAAAACTTTGTAATATTCTTATGTTGTTAAAATTTCCCCAACGACAAATATTATTTATAAATACATATAAGGGATGTTGTAATATTTGTAAATATTTTTTTGCTTGTTCTTCATTAGAACATATTATAAATACGATTGATTGTGTCATTCCACAATTATCAATAAATACATTATACTTATCTGTTGTTGATATAAATATTTTATATCCTTCTTGATATTTATGAGGTCTTGATGAATATACTGTTTGACTTGGTGTATGAATTAATTTGTATTTAAAATGTTCTGTTTTTTCATCACTAATAAATTCAGCCTTTGTATATTTATGTAAATCACTACTGGTTTTAACCTCAAATTTTGGTAGAGTTGTATTATCAATTGTTTTTGATAATATATTTTGAACCATTTGATTGTATAATAATGGAATGTATTTGCGTTGTTTTGATATGACTGAACTAACATATTCTTTTTTCTTCCATATTCCAGAAACATTAATATTTTTGTAGAAAGCACAATTTTGAATTATATACCAAGTAAAACTTGAACCAATTTTTTTGAAATATTTTTTTGCATTATGTATATCCAAGTGGATTATTTGCAATGATGTAATTATTTCAATTAATACATTTCTATCAGCATAAGACATCCAATTATCTGGTGTAATAAATAATAAATAACCATTTGGTTTTAGTTGTGATAATGCTTTTTCAATAAAATCCTTAATTAAGTTGTGATTTTTTGATGCCCTTTTACCATTTTCTAATAATTTTGCGTATGGTGGATTAGCAACGATTAAATCATATTTTTTATTATTATTAAATTTAATAAAATCATGGTTAGTTATTTGTAAATTATATTTTTCACTACAAAATACACTACGCACATTTTCTAATCTACTTTCATTAATATCATTAAATTCTAATATTTGTTCTAATATTGTTTTTTTATCGTGATATTTTAACAATTCAAATATGATAGGAATACTGAAATTTCCATTACCACAACAAGGGTCTAATATGGATAAATCACTTTTTCCCCATAACTCGTTAGGAATTTTACTTATCATTTCACTTATACAATCAATCGGTGTAGGTTCATCATTGCTTGATTTGTATGTACTTTTATCAGTATTTAATGTTTCATCATAATATTTTTTAATTTCGTTAAAGGTTGATGTATCAATTGTTATTTTTTGCGCATGTTGAATTGCGTCAGACATATTTTCAACAGACAAACATAACGAAAGAACATTTAATTTATTTAATTTTTCTTCAACTGACTTATCAATCAATTCTTTAATTTTGCTCTCATTAACACAAGGAGTTTTTCTTTTTTTATGTTGAGTATAATGAGATTTACTATTAAACTCTTTACCACATTTTTCGCAACTAATTTTAGACATTTTTAGTGTCAATAATATATTGTAATATTATATTTTTTAAATCAATTTTTTATTATGATAATTAATATTAACTATTTTCAGTTTTCCTAAATATTGTAATCCAATAATTCAATTATAATATTCATTTAATTTTATGTAATTAAAAATCGGCTTTTGAAATGTAAAACGAGTAATAATAGATACTTAAAAAAATATTCTTAATATTGTTTATATAGAAATGTTAAATATGGAAATTATTAGTAGTTTTTTAAATATTGGTATATGTTGTGATAATAAGGATAAAAAAAAGCAAAGAATAATAGTAAAAAATAATAACGTTGAAAAAGAAATAGAAAATATGATGAAAATTAAAAGAAATAATAAGAATGATAGAAAAGCCGTGTAAGCATTTATTCATCATCATTGTCATCATCTTCTACTTTATAGCCGATGCCTTTCCATCCCTTAGTGTCATATGGCTTATCTAATAGTTTTTCAAAATACGCTTTAAGTTGATTTCTATCTGGTATTTTCTTACCCTTAACGTTTGACATAGACCATATTTTAAAATCATTATATAATTTGGCAATTGTCATACGTGGTTCTTTAATAGATATATCAATAACAATTTTCTCATTAACATATTGACCAATAATATCATTATTTTGTTTATAACTTTCAGTTGCTATTCTTACTTCCGATGGTTCTACAATAGAAGATGGGTTAATCTGTTTATGTCTATCAATTAACATACTAATAAATACCTCTTTCCATCTATCAAATTTATCACTTAACTCTAAATCCATTTTAAATTCATTTTTAGTTGCGTCTGGATTTTCACAAAATCTACTTGAGAAATTACATACCTTAATACGTCTCCAAGTACCACCGTCATCACTCGGTACTTCAGGTAATTCATTGCAAGTTAATATCATCTTAAATTGAGGTTTAAATTCATAAGGTTCTTTATATAATGTTCTTACTAAAATTCTATCTTGTCCAGACAATTCTTTCATAAGACCAATATTTAATTTTTCATTTTCACTTGGTTCTTGCATAACTGCGAATCGCTTTCCTTTAGTACGTTCTAATTCACTTTGTGCTGCATTACTAGCCGCGCGTTTTTGTGTCAAAAGTGCTATAGGTACGATACAATAATAATCTCCTATTGATTTTTGTATTAAATCGAGCAATCTTGATTTGCCATTACTTCCTTGACCTGTAAATATATAAAATCTTTCCTGGGCTATACTACCATCAATTATACATGATAATACGTCCATAACATAATTTTTTAAATTATTATTTGTAAATATTTTTGAAATAAATTCTTCTATTTCGCTGACTTCTGGACAATCTGGATTATAATTAATATAATTTATTTTAGTTGATATATATATATAATCGTCAGGCATACCATCTCTAAACATATGCATTTTAAAATCATAAACACCATTATCAAAACCTAATAAATGAGCGCGACTGTCTAATAATTCTTCAAATTTTTCATCAATGAATAATGTTCTACATTCTTTCATAATAGAATCTTTAAAATTTGAATTTTTTAATTGCTTAGCTATTTTAAGACATTTTGCGCTTTTTTCTTCGTTAATTGTTTTTTGTATGGGATCATCGCAATATTCACTATAATATCTACTTCTTTCCATAAATTTTGTACATATATCCGTACTTAATATTTTTCTCAATTCCAAACCTTCTCTTACCCTTGTCCATCTATGTTTTTCCTTATCATATTTATACCATATATCTTTTGATATCGCTTTAAATTCGTCTTTAAATATAGCATATACAACGCACGCTATATCAAAATGAGAACCGTCGCTATTTAAAGCAAAATCAATAAGTTTAATAATAGCAGTATTAATAACATTTACATATTGGATAGGATTATCTTGCTTTGCCCACCATCTAAGTGTTCCCAAACCCATATTATCTTTTCTCATTTTGTCCCATAATTGTTGACATTCACCTTCTATATATGCACTACTAATTTTAGAAAAATCAACCCATGTTTCCAATAATCTATAATCGATGTTTCGCAAGACCCACCCTAAATTAATCCAATCAGTATAATTATCAGCACGTGTAGAAGATAAACATTCATTTACAAGTCTTTTAATAAATGTTAATTCATCATCTGATACATATGTTCTATTTAAATTTAAGGATTTACCAAAAATATTATTTTGAACCTTATTCTTTAATTTTTGGTCTATAGCAGGTAAAATATGTTTATTATATTGGTTTATTTCTTCTATAAATTCTTCTTTAATAATATTTGAATAATTTACTAATTTTTTTCTCATTGAAAATAACTTAATATATTCTAGTTCTTTTTTAGCATCTAATACATAATCTATTTTTTCAGTTTTACCATCAAAATATCTATAAACGCTTGTGACACGATATACATCGCATTCTGGCTTTCTACTACCATACATTTGCCAACAATTTGCATCAATAATTGCTTTGTCGACTATAGATTCATAATCATTACATATTGGTAAATTCTTAAAAATTTCTGCCCCCATATCTATTATTTTTCTTCTTATAAAATGTTGTGTGCTATTATTGATAATAATATTAGGGAATATGATATGTATTCCATCCTTTAATTTATTTCTAAATTCAACAGGATTAGGTTTTTCCATAACATAAGCGTAAGCATCCTCATCATTTACTTTTAAAAAACAACTTATTATATTAAAATAAGATTCAACAATTTTAAAGATATTTTCAGAAGTATATACTCTGTCATATACTTTCTTATCATTTAATGATGAATTTGAATTGTGGGAACTATAAATACCAGATTTATCATCGGGTATAGTAAAACGAAAATCTATATCTACCCTTAAAGGACTTGGTTCAGTAGGTTTTTCAGTAAAATATAATGCAATACCGCTTGTAATTGCTAAGCTATAAATATTTAAGAAATCGTTATATGATTCTTCTGGAATATAAAGACTTACTTTAGGATGACCTATACTTGTATTAGTAAATGGTTTACCTTTTTCTACTCTATGTTTATTAATAAATGAACGTAAATCTTCATTTATACCCATTATTATTAATTTAAATTTGCTTTATATATATATCAATTTTTATTTTTATACATATTTTATTTTAATAAAAAATATTTATATTTATCTCTGTATATGGTAGGTAATATTTATAATACTATATATAATGACTACGACAAAAGAATTATATAATAGTCCGAAAAATTATAAAACACCAACTTTGTTTAAAAAAAGCTCATTAATAAAACTAATTGATACATGGAATAGTTGTAAAAATAACAAAATAATTTATAAAAAAACTGATAGTTCTAAAAAATTGTCTGAACTATTAAATGAACATATGAAAAATATTTGCGATGATAAACAATATTGGTGTTGGCCCGGTGTTATAAGAAGGTTGGCTAAAGATCCTAATATGAAAGAAAATATTAAATTAATTGAGAAAACAGAACTTCGCCCCGAAATGCCTACTGAATGGTATAAAAACCCTATCGAATGGTTGTCTAATTATGATATTGAAGATGTAATGATACAATATGACAATGATAAAAAATATAAATATTCATTTTTAGGAGTTTTTCCAATAGATTTTGCTGTTCAAGATAAATTTGGTAAATGTTTATATAGTCATATATGTTCTATAAATATTAAGAAATATATAAATAAAGGTATTAAACATATAGGCTTTATTACTAATTTGGATAGACACGATCAAAGTGGTTCCCATTGGACATCTACATTTATAATAATAGACCCTCTTAATAAATCTTACGGTGCTCATTATTACGATAGTAACGCTATGGAAATCCCAAAATATATTAAAACATTCTTAAATAATATTAAAAATCAAATGAATAATATATATCCCACGAAAACATTCATAATTAGTCATAATATAAAAAGACACCAAATGAAAAATACAGAATGTGGAATGTTTTCTATGGCATATCAAATAAGATGGTTAAATGCTATATTAAAATATAAAAAATTAAAATTAGCATCTCCTTATAAAGATAATAATTTTAAAAATAATATAATAAATGATAAAAATATAACAGATGAAAAAATGGAAGAAAGTCGTAAATATCTTTATAGACCTAATTTAAATGAACATTTGAAAAATAGAAATATTGATATAAACAATAATTTACATATATAAAAATTTAATGTGTTTTTTATACAACCTATTTTCTATAAACTTAAAGTAATAATGGGTGTTATAGATGAATTAAAATCAGAAAAAAATATAAGTTTGATAATTTATGCTACAGAAAAAATGTTAAAAGATAAATATAGTAATATAAATATAGAGAAAAACGAATTGTTGTTTGTAGTCAATAATATTATTAATAATATATGTGCAGATGCTTTATTAACGAAAAATGTATTTGTACTTATGGAATTAAACAAAATAACATTATCAAAAATAAAAGATTATTATGATAATATAATAAATAATATTGATAATGAAAAATCAATGAAAAATACTATTTCACCAGAAAATGAAAATGATGATAATTCTGATATTATGAAGTATGATAGTGATCAATTACTAATGAAAGTTTTAGAACTAGAAGAAAAAAGAAATAATATAGCACTGCTTAAAAAAAATATCATAAGTAATCCTAATAGTACTATAAATAATACTAATAGTACTATAAATAATACCAATAATACTATAAGTAATATCAGCGATAATAATAGTAACAATGTTAATATAATACAGCAACAAAATAATATAAATTTAAAACTTTTAGAACTATTAAATATTAATACTAATAAAAATAAAAACAAAAATTTAATAATTAATAGTTATAATCGCGATTGGATAACTAATCCTGATAGAAATAAAATATCTTTTAATATAAATATTGATTTATCAATACATAATATAAAAATAAATAAAATTTTACTACCAGTAAATATTAAAAATATAACACCTTATATTAATTTGATAATAAATGATGGCAAAATAAATCAAAAAATTATATATATATTATCAAATAATAATAATCATAATAATAATTGGGATATTTGGGAACCTATTAATAATGATTATGTTTTGTTAATTAATAAAAATTGGCATATAAATTTTACTGATTTTTTAAATAAAGAATTAGAAATGGGGAGAGATAGTATTGATGTCATAGAAGTAATAGAAAATGATGACAAAGACTATGAAGAATATAAATATGATATAATTATAAACAAAAAAAATGAACTTGAATATAATAGCTTCGGTATTAATTTACTAAGACCTTATGATAATATATTAATAAAAACAAATACTGGAGATAATATAATAGCAAAAATAACAAATATAAATGATAATACAATATCTATATATTCTAAAAACATAGAAAAAATATCATTAATAAATTCAACTTTGTTAAATTACAAATCGCAATATAGCATTATAATGACATATTATCATAAATTATAAAATTAATACTATTATACCGTTAAATATAAATATAATCATTGATATTATATCTATCTGATATAACAATTTAAGTTTTTCATTTTTTGTTAAATTAATATCAGATTTATTATTTAATGATTCAGAAAGTTCATATATATTATTATAAATATTGGTGAAATCAAAAATGTTCCCGAAATATTTTAGGAAATCTTTATTTTTAACCATAATAAATATTAACATTAAAAATATTATAAACATAAAATTTTGCATAAATATATTAGAATAATTTATATGTAAATTTAAATAATTAAATAAAATTCTTAATTTATATGAATCATAATTTACTAATAATATTAAAAATATTATAACTATAATATAAAGAAAACCATACAATAGTATGGCAAAATGTAATGTTTTAATTAAATTATATTCAATAAATATATCCAAAATAATTATTATAGCTGTCCTCAATAAAAATATTAAAAATAGATAAATAGCTTTGTCTTGTAAATTAATTTCTAAAATATCTTCAGGAACTAGTTTATTCATAATAACATCATTATATAATCTTTCTCCTTTTTCCAAAAAAGTAAAATCTTGTATTGGAATATCATTTTTTTTTCCAGGTATTAAACCTTTAGTATAATTTCTCCATATTGTAGAAAATATATTATTTTTATCTTTATTGTTTATATCATATAAATTATCATTATTATTATCTTTATTATAATCGTTATTAACTAAACTTTCTCTTAAACTTTTAACTAAATCATATAAATTATTATTATTATCTTTTTTAATTAAGTTATAAAGTTGTTCATATTCATGTACTTTATAATCGCCATACTCTTTATTATCAGGATTTCTTTTTGGTTCGTCTTTTGTATATGATTTTTGTTGTGGATATTTTGAATTATATTTTTTACTTTCAATATCAATTAAACTCACAAGACCATTTATTTCTTCTTTGTATTTTGCTATATTTTTATCAACATTATCAATATCAACAATGAATTCATTTATAATTGGGTTATTATTTATTGTATCATCATCATTTTCAAATTGTTGTATATGATGTGTTTTTAATATAGATTTAATTTCATCTTCATATTCTGTTAGTTGTGGTATTTTTTTCAATGATATTATATTTAAATATAATTCTTTCAATTTATTTTTAATAATAATAAGTTTTTCCTGCAATAACTTTCTCCTTTTCTCAAGTTTTTCTTTAATTCCTGTAAATTCATTTTTTTCATCTATATAATTTCTTATATCACCACCAGTATATTCATCATCATTTAAAAAATTAATTAAATCTGTATGATCTTTTAAATTTTTTTCTTTAACATTATGATATATTAAACTAATATCTTTAAAAATTTTTTCTATATTTATATATATATCGAATATTGATATACTAGAATCATCATTTTTATCATTATTTTTTTGTAATTTATAATTTTCCAATGCTCCTCCTGCTAAAAATCCATGTTCTTCAAATGCTTTATTTAGTTGTTGTAATCTATATTTTTTTTCTGCTTCTTCTTTTTTTATATTAGGAATTATAATTTCTAAGACTCTGGGACTGGATGATGTTTGTGCCGCGAGTGTGGATTGTGCTTGTTCTTGTGCGATTGGCTGTGCCGTGATTGTGGGCGGTCCTTGTGCTTGTTCTTGTGACAGTACTTGAGCTCGTGCTTGTTCTTGTGACAGTGCTTGAGCTCGTGCTTGTTCTTGTGCGATTGGCTGTGCCGTGATTGTGGGAGGTCCTTGTGCTTGTTCTTGTGACAGTGCTTGAGCTCGTGCTTGTTCTTGTGACAGTGCTTGAGCTCGTGCTTGTGCCTGTGTGATTGGCTTTGCGATTGGCTGTGCCGTGATTGTGGGCGGTCCTTGTGCCTGTGCGATTGGCGTTACGATTGGATGTGCTTGTGTGTGTTGGTGTGGGTGTAGTTGTAGTTGTAGTTGTGGTGGTTGTGGGTGTGAGTGTGAGTATGGTATGGTGTGGTATGTGGGGTGTGTGGTGTGGGGTGTGAGAGTTACGGTGTGGTATGGTGTGGTGTTGTGTGGTATGGTGTGTGGTGTGTGGTGTATGGGTATGTGGGGTGTGTGGTGTGGGGTGTGAGAGTTACGGTGTGTGGTGTGTGGTGTATGGTGTGTGGTGTGGTGTGGTGTGGTGTCTTCGTCCGTGTTTGTGACTGTTTTTGTGTTTGATACCCATATATTTAGTGCCCATGCCATTAGTGTACGTGCTTCTTTGCCTATGGCTGCGTCCGCGTCTGTGTCTGTGTCTGTGTCTGTGTCTGTGTCTGTGTCTGTGTCTGTGTCTGTGTCTGTGTCTGTGTCTGTGTACTCCTCCTTTCCACCCTTTTTTTTTTCATTATTTAACAGAAAATAATATAATGATAAATAATCAGCATTATTTTTTATATTTTCAATATTAATTTTTTCTTTCAATTCTCTATTTAAATTATCTATTGGTTCACTATTTATATTTTTTTTTTTAGATTTGTCATTTTCAATATTATTTAATTCATTTAAAATAATATTTAAATTTTGAATAATATTTTCATCATATTCATGATCTTTATCACCCCCATAGATATATTTTTTACCTCCTTTTAATAAATTATATTTTTTTGTTTTTTCATTTAAAAAATTATTAAACTTATCATTAAAAACTTCTTTATCTTTATCTTTGGTTGGTTCATTTAAGCCATATAGTGATTTTATTTTTTTTTTTAAATTATCGATTATTTCTTTCGTAATATCTGTGTCTGTTTCTTTAAATATTTTCTTTATTTTTTGAATATTTCTTATTAATTCTCTATAAAAATCCAATTTAACCATATCATCTAATGATGAATAATTGTCGATCATAAAAATTTTTTCTAATTCTTTCAAATCATTTATAATTATTGCTAATTCTTTAGGATTTGTATTCAATTCTATTTCTGGTTTATAATATTTAACACCACCACCTACATAACCTCCAGCAACCGCTATATTCGGTATAGCTTCATTATAATTATATTTATAAACTGTATTAAAATCAGATTTCAAATAACCTAATTTATATTTGGGATTTATATTTAATATATTATTATCACCACTATTTTTTTTAATCGCATCATTTATTCCTTTAAATAATTCGTCATCCTCATTCAATTCTTTTATATCATATGGGCTATTTTCTTCATCAGCAATATTTATTTTAATTAACTTATAGTCGTTAATTTTATATTTTTTTTTTAATTCTAATAGAACTATTTTTTTTAAGTCATCATATAATTCTATACCTATATATGTACCATCTGATAATTTTTTGTGATTACTTGTTAAATTTAATAAACTATTAATAGCAATTTGTCTATTATCATTCATATATTAATGCTCTCTAAAATAAATAGATATATCTTTTATTAAAATTTAGTAGCAATAATACTTGTTAATATCCACATATATATAGTAAATAATGACAATGATTTAATTAATTGTTTTCTTTCATCATAATCAATAATTTTATCTTCATCGTTTAATTCTTCATCATTTGATATAGTATTATCATTATTTGTTTTTTTAATATTTAATATAATTGGTATAAATATCATTACTGTAATTAATATAGTGTGAACAATCAAACGTGTTACACCATTTGTTCCCATATAATAGTAATAAAATATTGATCTAATGCTATTCATATAATTATCAAAGTTCATATAATCTATTTGTGTCGTATTATCAACATTAATAAAAAATACGATAAACCAAAATATAAATATATATATTAATGCGTAATAAAAAAAACCATCATGAAAGTTTTTAATTATATTTATATCAATAGCCCACTGTACTAATAATATAGAAATGTATCTTATAAAAAATGTAGACATTATAAAAATTACTCTGTCGTCAAACTTTAATTCAAGCTCATTTAATGGATTATCAGGATCATTATCAAAATTATTTAAATCATTCTTTATAGTATCTTTATATATTTCTGGTTCATCGTAATATTCATTTATTTTATCATTAATATTTTTAAGTTTATTATTATTATCATTAAAAGGATTTTTATTATCATTATTATTATCATTATCATTAATTTTTCTATTTAGTTTAGAAATATTTTTCATATCAAAATTATTCTTTAAAATATTTCTTAATTCTTGTTCTTTATAACCTCCTCCACTCGTTGCGTTTGAATTATTTTTTAATTTATCATTATAAAATATATATTCTTTAAAAAATTTTTTTTCATCATTTAATAGTTCTTTAAATCTGTAATATTTTCCAAATGTTTTATATAACTCTTTAGGATTTTTATTATAAGCTTCTATAAGTTTTTGGTAAAAATTATACCTATCCGGATATAATTTTTTTAATTCAATGTCTTCTATAAAATAATCACCATATGATGTATAATTATTATCACCATCATTATCTTTATCATCATCATTTTTCTGTTGATTAGTAAAAATATTCATAAAATCTTTTATTTTGTTATTACTTATCATTTTAAATAATACTTTCTTAATGGTAATATAGATAAAAATAAAATCTATATAATTTTTATTTCTGTATTGTATATATCATTTTTAATATAATCGCAATAACAAGAGCTATAATTAAAATTCCAGCCAGTAAATAATTAAATGTTTCTGTATAATAATAAAAAATTATATACATTATCATTGTTATAGTAAATGTCCATATAATTATTAAATTAATAGCGAATGGAAAAATATTAACGTTATATAATGATTTTTTATCTTCAAAATCTTTTAATATACTTTCAATTTTTTTTCTTATAATAGTTTTATCATGGTCATTACCTTTAAAATTTTTAAAAACCTTTTCGTATTGTTCATTTGTAAAATTATCATTTTTAGATATGCGATTAAAATTATGAGAATATTTTTTATAATTAAATGGTATATATGCCGAAGGAATATATTCGCATGGAAATATGCCAAAAAAATATGAATATTCCGGATTATTTACATTATACGGAATTGTAGATAAATTATTTAATAATCTGTATCTATATGAATAATAATTGTTATCATCTTCTATTACCTTTAATCTATAAGAAAAAGGTTTTTGAAATTCAGCAGTTTTTTCATCTTCCATTTTTAAAATTATAAGACTATATGCTATTACTTTTTAATAATATTTTAAAAATATTAAATTACATATTATAACCAATATTGTAGATAATTGCTATAAATATAATATTAATTACGTAATTAATAAATAAACCTTCGCCTTTTATATAGTTTGATTTTTGTAATATATTTTCTATAATATTTGTTTCTGTATCGGGTTTTTTATTAATATTTGTTTCATATTTTTCACAATTATTTTGTTCAATTTCAAAATTAATATCTTTCTTATTTAATTGATAGTATATAGATTTAATTATATTTTTAAGATAATTATTAGATATTACTGTCAATTTTGATTCATATAGCATTAAATTATTATAATTATAATTTAATATTTTATACTTATCACTAATGGTATCCAATTCTTTTTTTTTTAATTTATCTAAATCTTTTAATTCAAAAAAAGTTTCATCAATATCATAATCATTAACATCAAAATTTTCTATCAATAATCCATATAATTTTTTATTATATTTAATATGCCTTGTATTAAGATTATTTATGATATCAAATTTCGTTTTGTTATTTTTATAAGATTCTTCATTTTGTATATTAATGGTCGATATCATATTATGAGTATTATATGCAATGTGATAATTAATAATAATAAAATTTTCAACAATTTTTTTTATGTTTTTATCAATGACTATTTCTTCATTTGTATTATCGTCATCTGTCGCTTTATTTGCATTTACATTAGCATCCTTAAAAAATATATCATAATCTTCTTTTGTGTTAATATTAAGTATAAATTTATATGGTATCGCCTCTAAATTATTATTTGTTAATTCAAATTTAAATAATTTTATAATATTTTCATCATATTTATTATTATCTTTCAAGAAATTTTTTTGATTAAATAATTTAGTACATTTTTTTATTATATAATAAATATGATTGTCATATTTTTTTATAATTTCATCAATATCTTCTTTTATATTATTAATATCATCTTTTGTTGGTGATATAGATTTATCTTCCGTATTTTTTGATGAATTTTCTATATTTAGTAATCTTTCATTGATTATTTCATTAATTTTGTTTTTAATATTATCATTAATATTATTTAATACTATATTAGAAAATATGTTAGTTTTTATTTTATTCTTTTCATAAAATATGTCTAATATTAATTTTTCATCTTTCTTATATTCTTTTTTAAAATTTTTATAATCATAAATGTTTTCGTATGTTTTCATATAATATTTTTTAAAGTCTTCCTGATTTGCTGTATCTTTGTCGTTGAATGGTTTAAATTTAATATTTAATAATTTAATATTATTATAACTTTCATATTTTTTCTCAAAATTTAAATGGTCTGATGTTATAGTTTTATTATTATTTTTTAATATAATATTAAAATCTATATTGCCATTTAATATTGATGCTAATACGTTTGAAATTATATAATGTTCATAATAATTTTTAGTAAATGTTGTATCCATATCATGTAACTTTAAAAAGGGCATAATTACATTATTTAAATGTGTTAAATCTCTATTATAACTACTATTTATTATACCATATATAAAATACATATTGTATTTTGTATTATAACTCATAAAAATATAAACATATACAATGAATATTAATAATACACATAATGGTAATACTATTTCAAATAAAAATGCAATAGACGGGTTTAAATCATCCACATTATTTGCGAAGGGTAATATAAAAATGCAAAATATAAATAATATTAATATTAATACTATAAATATGTATATTAAGCAACTTTCTATGTTTTTAATATAAAAGTCTCCTACATAATAATCTAATGATAATTTTTTATAATTTATTATTTTAAAATAATTTTCATAAAATGAATTTAAACTATTATATGATATATCAGCAGTGAAAGACTTATCTCTTTCTTTTTCGTTTTTATTTATATCATATATTTCTGTAAATAATTGATTAATATTTTTATCTTTATTATTTAAATTTTCAATATATTTATTAATATACGTTTCTAGGGTTTTATTAAATGTTTTTAAATCATCTTTTTTAATTTCATTACCTTTAACATTATATAAATTTTTAAGCTCATTTATTTTAATGACAAATTCAACTCTTTTAATTTGTTCTATATATATATCAGATAATCTAACATTATCTTCATTATTTTTATCATTTAAATTAATAATTTTTTCATTATTATTTTTAATATAAAAAATTATATATTTAATAATATGTACACAAATATAATTAACAGCAAATTGATAATATTCATAGTGTCTAATTAAATACTCATCACTCCTCTTTTCTTTGTCGTCGTCAGTTTTAGCTTCATAATAGAATTTTTCAATATTATTAATTTCGTCTAATATATTTTCATATTTTTTTATTATATTAAAATCATCATTTATTTTCATTAAAACCTTGTCTTCACTTTCACCATTTTTTATAATTTTATTGATTGTTTTGTATATATTATGAATAAATGCTTTTGGTTCATTTCTAGGGTCATTATCAAATACTATATTTATATTGTATTTTTTATCAATAAGTTTTTCATTAATTGTTAAATTTTCATAATATGAAACTTCATCAAAATTTACTACACTTTTATCATTCGCATTAATCTTATAATAAATATAATTTACATATTCATATTCAAATTTTTTAACAGAATCTCTTCTTTTTTTTAAATCATTTAAACTTATATTTAATATAAAAACATTTTTAGCATAATTTTTAAACATATCATCATCAGGATTTAATTTTAGATAATCATCATCATATGTTGTATTAAATATATATTTATCATTCATAAATAATTCTTTTACAATAGAATATTTAGTATTAAATATATCTTTAAAATAAGCACTATCTAATATAGGTTCATTATTATCCTTAAATGTAAAAACAATATTAATAATATTTATCATTAAATATAGTGTGAATAATACAGCTATTATATATGCTTGAGATATATAATAATAATTATCACCTTTTTTTTTAAAATCACCATCAACTTCGAGAATATCAGAAAATTTGCTTGTTAAAACATAAATTATTAATAGAAATAATATAAACTTTGTAAACATGTTATGTATTACATTTATATTATAACTATTAATATTTGCTGATATATATTTGTTATCTACATTGAAATAAGCCTTGTATCCTTTTTCACCAGTCGGCGCATATCTTCTAATAATCATAACCGATATCATAAATATAACTGTAAATAATAATATATATGGAAAATAAGAGATATAATTTATGAAATATTCGCCATTAATTTTAGATATATATTCTAACATTTTATTGTTATAAGTTATAAATTTATAATAAAAATTCAAGAATAATAAAACACATATTAATAATATAAACATAATATATGTTTTAGAATTAAAATTATCATTTGGTAATAATAAATCCATAGTATTTTTTGATAAATTAAATCTTGCTGTTTCTGCTTCGCAATAAATATTATTACAATTATTTTTAATATTAATATTAGCTACATCACTTATATGATTAATATTGTAAAAAGACCTAGTTATATTTTTAAGTTCATTTAGGAATATAATAATCATAATGATAAATATTATAAATACCCAGGTTCGCATTATTACTTTAAACCTTATAAAGAAAAAAAGATATTAAATAAATAGTGTATTATTCTATTTTTTTATTAATATTATATATAAATAATATTACAAGAAACATTATTATGAATGATAATAAATAATAAATATAATTTTCTTTTAATACTTTAGATAATATAATTGTGAATAATAAATATATTAAAATATAAGCATATATGTATTGTGTTATATCTTTTATTTCATCATTAATTTTATTTATGGACTGTGGGCTATTATATTTATATAATAGTTTTACATTCTCTAAAGTAAATATGTAATTTTTATCATTAACAATATATTGATTTGTATTTGTTATTTTTTTATTATAATTTATAAGCTCGTCTATAATATTTTTTGTTAATATAATATCTGAAACGCTATTTAATTTTTTTATATTATTTGACATTAATATGTTTAAAAGTTCGCTATTTTCTTCTCTATTTTCCTTTATGATAATATCTATCTCCTTCATTAACATTATATATTCGTAACAATATGTATCGGCATATATTTCAGTTATTTTTTTTAATATTAAAGAAAATAATATAGTTATATATACAACAAACATGAACATATAGAAAATAGAATAAAATATATAATACTTATATTCTTCTTCTGTGTCTGGCGTGTTAATATTATTTACAAAAATAATATGAAATAAAAAACATATCCATGTAAATAAAAATAAAGGCAATGTATAATATAGATATTTATTGTATATCTTCATAATATTTTCATTACCATCTACAATTGTGGATTCTCTATTTAAATTTTTATAATCCTTATATTTGTCTAAATATGTTGTATTTTCATTATCAATATTTTTGAAATTTTGTTTTATTTGTTCAAAATCAAATAAATATGTGGAAATGTTCCACAAAAATGTTTTTTTTATTTCAATATTATTTATATTAACTTCGTTTTTATTATAAGAACAATATTCATTCAATTTTATAATATTATTATTTAAATCTAAATTATATTTTAATTCCATAACCTGTACAAAACTTAATGTTGTTAATAATATAAAAATAATTATAATTGCTATTAATTCAATATTATGAATCATATTATATCTTTAGACAAATCTATTATAATAATATGAAAATAAAAATTATGTATTATTTTATATTTTTTAGTATTTAGAATAAGAAGTTATTCCATCGTTAGTATATAAATTATCACTATTATATTCACTATTATATTCGTATATAGATTTATTAATATCTATAATTATTGTGCTTATATTTTTTTTATTTATAGGAAGTATTTTATTAATAAGTGGTTTATTAATTTTTATTTTGTAATAATTAGCATTAAAAGCGTTCGTTATTACTATATACGATAACAATAATATAATTTTATTCATATAATTATATATTATATGAATAAAATATTTATATAGGGTTTATATCATTATTTAAATATATTGGTGGGTCTCTTATAATTTCTCTACCTATTTCATTTATAGGTGTAAATGTATTTGATATCATACTAAATGTATTACCTGAAAAAGAATCGGCAATATCATAAACAGAGTTATATCCCCCTCCTAACGCAAAATTAAATAAACTAAAATAACTCGATTTGTTTCTATATTTTGGATATTGTTTTTCCATTAATTCGTTTAATTCTTCAAATTTTATAACATATACACCGTCTATATATCTCGTTTCAATATTACCTCTAGACATATTTTATTATATCAATATATTATTTTTTATTATTTTTAATTACATTATACATTTCTCTATCTATTTCATCGTAAGTTTCTCTTATCATTTTCCATTTATTCTTTTCATTATTAACATCATTTTCTTTATTATTGCTATTTCCGTTATTAACGTTATTGATTGGTATATCCCAAATTTCAGTCAATGTATCAACAATATTTTTATTATTTCTAAGGAATATTATCTCTAAATCATTATAATTCATATTTTCAGGAGCTTGTTTAATCAATTCATCCATATTACTACTTAATATAAAATACTCTATAATATGTTTTTATATAAAAAATATAAATAAAAAATCACAGAGATATATATTTATTATTCGAATAATAATAGTTTGCTATTTCATAAGCATATTTTTCATATGGATGTTCTAAAGAATAGTTTTTCATAATTACATCATTGATGCCAAATGGTGTAGTATTTCTATATAAACATACCATAACATTATTAGTATTAGTATCTAAATATATATCATTTGTAGTGTCAGGATTCGACCTAATATATTTGTTATTATAATTTATTTTAACGAAACCGTTTATATTATTTAATTTATCAAAAATATTTTTATTATATCTTTGATATATGTGAATTTTTTCATGTATCAATGTATTAATTAAATTATCTTCATTATTAGTTATTATATTCTTAGTTAAAAATATTATATTTTCTCTTGTATGTGGTAATCCTTCTTCATATTGAAAATTTTCATAATTATCTGTACAAGCAAATATCCATTTAATATTAATTATGTCATTATAATTAATCGTATTTTTATATAGAGAACAATTTTTAAGGAAATTATCAGATGCTATAGCGCATTTAGTTAATTTTTTTTTTTCATCTTCGGTGAAATCCACAGTTGTCTTTAAAATATTATCAATATATTCTCTACTATTCCTAACTTTTCTAGCATACAAATCCAACTCTGTCAAATTTTTTATATAATTATCTTTATCGCCTATTATAAATTTATTTGTTTCATTCTTTGTAAAAAAATATATATTATTATAATTGTTGAAATTTTCATATTTAATAAAAAAATATATAAATATAAATATAAATATAACAATCGATATTAATGTTATAATAATCATTTAAACCTTCTTTATTACTAATATTATAATAAAATTATTGAATTTTATTTAGATTTTTATTAACATTTTTATTTATATTTTTATTTATATTTTTATTTATATTTTTATTTATATTTTTATTTATATTTTTATACTTTTTACGACCACCAACTTTAACTTCTTTTTTATCTTCTTCTTTAACTTCTTTTTTATCTTCTTCTTTATATTCTTCTTTAACTTCTTTTTTATCTTCTCTTTCAACTTCTTTTGTATCTTCTCTTTTAACTTCTTCTTTATCTTTTTTTTTTTTCGTTTTTTCATCTTTTTCTTTTTTATCTTTTTCTTTTTTATCTTTTTTATAGCAGAATGTTTCACTTTCTTTAGATTTAACAACAACATCACTTATGTTGTTTATATTATTATGAATATTTGAAATATTTGATAATATTTTTACACATTTAAGTCTTTTACAATTTTCATATTTATTAATATTAAAATTTACCTCCTTTGTAGTTCTTTGATAAGCACCGTTTATAAGATTATTTGGTTCATTAATATTTATTTTATATTTATATATATTCCCTTTTTTGTCATCTTTTTTAATAATATTTTTATAACTTAAATATAGTTCTTTATTATTTTTTAATTTAAATAAAGCATAACCATATGAATTAATATGATAATATGATAAAACATAATTATCATATTTATCATATATATTTATATTATCACTATATTCATCATTAATATCTGGATCAGCACCTCCTGTGCCTACTGTTATTTGCAATACAGATTTTTCACCTTGTTGAATATTCATTATATTAAAATAGTGAGAATCAGCACATATATATATATATTTATATTTTGATAAAAGCTCAAATATTGTAATCATATTTTCATCAACTTCTTTTAATTCATTATCTTTAAAACAAAATATTGGTACATGCCCCATTACAAAAACAGTTCTTTGATTTTTTATATGATTAATATTATCAAAATAATCTTCAATATTTTTCATATATTCTTTATTATTTAAATTATTTGTATTTATAATTATCATTATATATGATTCATAATATACTGTACCGATTTTATCAACATATAAATACATATTTTTATCATTTTTTTCAGGAGTTATATCTAATTCGTTTATACCTAATAAATCTTCTAAAGAAACAAAATACTGTTCAGATACTTCTTCTAATGATTCAATACAATCTTTAGATTTTTTTACACCAATACTTGATGTACTTGCTGATTTTCTATCTGAAGTTTTCAAAGATGATGAATCGTCGGGGGGAGAAGAAGAACTGTCTGGAGATGACATAAAACTTTCTGGCGAATCAACACTATTTTCTCTTTTTTCATTTAAATTTTTAATATACTTAAATTGTGTTTTTATCATACATCTTTTTTTTAAATATAATTGTTCTCCATCATCATCTTCATCATGATTTCCTACAGCTATATGAACGTTTTTATTCATTTTGTATATTTTATCATAACCCGATTTTAAAACTTGAAGTAAATAGTATTTAGTTGAAATTTTATTATTATGATTGGGCACTTTAATATTATACCAATTATCTCCGGCAATATATAATGTATCGCATTTTTTTTCATTTTTAATTATATAATCTAAAACTATATCTCTGTGTATATACTTATTATCACAATTAATATTATTCCAGCATCCAAAAAATAAAAACGACTCTTCAATTTTTGTCGTTTCTTTTTTATCCATATTATTTTAATAGTTTTATTATCTAATATAAAAAAATAAAATTATAAATATATATTGTTTATTTTTTCATTATTTATTGTTGTTGTAGTTTTACAATATTTATCGTAAAAATCATATGAAACCTCATATGGTAATGTTATTTTAATATTATCTATAGGTATATATATCATCATATTTATCCACGAAATAACATTATTTATAGCCCTCTTTAAATTACGAACTCCTTCCTCATTTTGTATATTATTTATAATATGTTTTAATATATTATTATTAAATATAATTTCTTTAGAATCTAAATTATATTGCTTGAGAACTTCGGGGATTATATAATCTTTAGCCAATACAATTTTTTCATCATTTGTATAACCTGGAACATTAATAACAATCATCCTGTCTTTTAAAATTGGATTAATTAATTCTTCATCATTATAAGTAAATATAATCATTGAACGTGATATGTCAAAATCAATTTCTTCAAAATATCTATCAGTATATTTATCATTTTGTACAGGGTCTGTTATATGTATAAGTGTATTTATAATTTCCTGTCCTCTATATGTATTGGAAACTTTATCTAATTCGTCAAATAAAAACAATGGGTTCATTATACCGGTTTTCATTAGCGATTCGCATATTTTGCCATATGTAGCCCCTTCATATGTATAAGAATGTCCTCTTAAAAATGAACTATCTTCAGCACCACCAAGTGATATAAATGCATTAGGATAATTCAAAGCATTGCATATACCTTCTTTTATTAATTTAGTTTTTCCAACACCCGCACTTCCTTGAATGCCTATAATATATCCATTTGCTTTAGGAAATGATATGAGTTGTGCTAATACTCTAATTATTTGCTCTTTAGCAATTTTATGACCATATATCGTATTATCCATATTTTCTTTTATTTTATTTAAAAAAAAAGCAATCTTTTCATTCCCATCATCTATATTAACTGGTAGTTCATAATATTTATTGAAAGGTATATTATTTAAAGAATATAACCAATTATTCAATTTATTATATTCACTTGTACTTGGAGACATTTCATTTAAACTTGTTATTTTTGATATGATATTTTTTTTTGTTTTAATATTTATATTAAGATTTAAAATTTTAAATCTTAATGGAATATTAATGTTATCTTCATTGTTTTTAATAATGTCTTCATTAATTTTTATTAATTCCTTATTATCTTCAGATAAATTATCAAAATATTTTTTTTCTATATAATTATATTTATTATAAAAATCGTATTTTTTCTTTTTAATAAAATTATTTGGATTATTAAAAATTAAAAGAATTTTTTTTTTAATATTTTTTTTACGATTATTATAGTCATTTTCATCATTCTTATTAAAAAAACCTCCTCGTGGCGGTTCATTATTAATATCTATATTAGTTATTACTTCATTATCTTCGTCACATTTATCATTTTTACTTGTTGTATCATTCGAATCATAAGAATCGCTATCTGAAGCTTCTTCACTAGCAATAATGTATGTTGGGTCTGTATCACTATTATCACTATTCATTTATATTAATATAAAATAACATCATTTTATATAAATTTAATCATATTTTGATTCAAATTCTTTCCCCCAATATACATTTCTAGATCTTATTCTAACTATAGAATTGCTATATATTATATAATAACAAAACACAACTATTAATAATAATATTGTTATAAATATCATTATTTCTGCATATTGACCATTAATATATAAAAATATTGCTGACATACCTGTTAATATAAGCAATGTCATTAATAAAGATTTAATAAGTATAGAATATTTTAATGTTTCATATTTTAGTACATCAATATACATTATAGCACCTTCTTTTTCATATATCAATCTATCATCTAATTTACGCATATGTCTTTTTTCATTTTCTGTTAATTCTGTTAATTTATAATATGCTGAACCACTATTTGCTTGTCTTCTATATATTTCAAATTTAGAAAGTAAACCATATATATTATCTTGCATCTTATAAATATTCAGATAAGTATTTTTAATTTTTTCACTTATTTTATTATCTTGAAATTCAATTATTTTATCAAATGTTGCAATGTTATTTGTAGATGAATTTTTTTTAATAGTAAAAAAATCTTTAATTTTTTCATCTCTTGTTCCTAACTCAAAACTTTCAACACTTATTTTATTATCTATATATACGACACTTATAATAAAGTAAATCATAATTAACATTATTGAAATACCAAAACATACCATAACAATAAGTTTTTTTATACTATTATCCAATGGATAAAAGTTTATTCCAACTAAAACTAATAATATAATTATTGATATCGTTAAATATGAATAATATTGATTATACATTACATTATTTTTACTTTTATTCAAATCATATAATGTTTTATAATTTTTAATTTTTGATTCATTAATAGTTATATTTTGATTTATATTATTAATATTTCTCATATTATTATTAAAATTATTTTTATATTCAAGTGGTGTCTTTTTAATTATTTCAAGTTCATTTGGTTTTTTAAATAATAATTTATTACCATTAGATATTATTGTGTTATCATTAACTATATTATAATCGTTATAATTGCGAATATATATAATTTCTCCATAATTTAACACTTCTTTAATATTTTCTATATATATAGAAAATACAAGATTATCATTATCGTCATAATCTATATTTTTAATATTATAATTATTCGCATTTATTTTAATTGTATAATCACTAACTATTTTATATGCATTTGATTCTAAATTTAAAAAATTTTTTTTATCCGAATACTCACTATTATTTATAATAGACTTGGAGAGCATATATTTATTTTCAGTATCTAAATAAGATTGTTTAGCATTTGTTTTTTTTGATATTGTACTTTCAGTATAATAATTATTATCCGATGGAATAATTATTTTTTGTTTTTCTATATCGGCATTATCAAAATCCTTATTAAATAATATTTTATATAAAGTATCGTGTGAAGATTTAATAATGAATATTTTCTTTTCTATATCGTGTGCTTCTAATACAAAATTATTACCACCTGATAAAATATCTGATTTTGTTGTATTAGTACCACTATAATAATTCATAACAAGTTTATTTGTTAAGTTATTAACATGATTATATATTTCGTCATTAATTTTGTTAAATAAATTGTAGTGTATTGCTACTGATATAAAGTTACTATCAAAATTTACTTTGATTACATTACTGTTATCAACACCAGAAGGTAAATTATCATATGCGATATATAAAGGGCCTGTATCTACTATTTTACTCGCATCTAATTTCAATAAATCCACTTTATATCCTGCAATTGTACGCTCATCACTCGTTCCAGCACCGGCATATGTTTTATCTGTAAAATATGTTGTATAATATTCGTAATTTAAATAATTATTTCCTGATTTGTCATAATCGTATATTTCACTAAATATAACGTTTAATTTTCCATCAATTCCAGCTCCACCGATAGTTATCCTATCTGAAGTAATTGCGCTAGGGAATATACAATAATATTGTGTATTTAGTCTAACTTTACCATTATTAATAATATCATTTTCTAACATAGTGTTGAATAATTTATTACAGGAATATATAGAAGAATATATAGACAATTTATATATTTCAAGTTGTGCGATTAATGCTTCAACTTGTTCATTTCTTTTATCTAATTTTAAATGATAAATTAACTTCAAAAAATCATTAAAAATATATTTACAAATAATCTTATATTTTGAATCATTATTATTTGATATATTATTTTTTTCAATTATATATTTATCCTTAATACCTGCTGTACTACTATCCTTCAAAATTAAATCAATTTCATTACTATTAATACTTTTATTGATAAATATTCCTTTTAATATAACATTAGTAAAAGTATTATCGGTTTTAGTATATGAATTAATTTCATTTTCTGTTGAATTAGTATCAGAATATTTTTTATTATTTAAATTATGATATGTACAAAGGCTAGTTAATAATGGATTATTATCAAAATTTTTAATATATAATAATAGTGCGGATTCGTCTTTTAATTTACGTTCTCCTATATTACTTGCGTCTACATAATAACCGTGATTTTCATTATTATTTGTATTATTAGTGTTGATACAATTGGTTATTATAATTTTATTTATAACTTGCCCATCATTTTCAGGACTATCTATAAAATTTTTATAAGCGGATAAAATATCTAAAAATGTTTCAATTAATCTTAATGTACAAAATATATATTTAATTTTATTATCATCTTTATAGTATCTGTATTTTTTATCAGTATTAACACCGATTGTAGGAGTATCTCCATTATATTTAAAAAATAATTTTTGGTGTGCTATATATGAATTATTGTCACTTTCAACATTTTGAATATTATTAGAAATAATATTTTTATCGTTTTCACTAATAGTATCGCTTTTAATAAAGTTTAAAGTACTGGGATTATTAGTTGCTTTTAAATATTTATTTACATTATCATATCCTACACTATGTACTGTTCCACTCAATGAGTCCCGTAGTAATGAAATTATATAATTAAATTCAGAACTCGATGATATTTTTGTAGAAGTTCCCATTGCCGATAAACTACTTTCACCTATATTATTGAAAAAATATTTTGCGAATTCACTTGTATAATCATTAGCAAAATCATCTGTTTTAAATAAATTAGCTACAAATTTTGTTCTTTTTAGAAGTTCTTCTATTTTACGATTTTCATATGTTAATGACATTTGATTAATTGTTTATAATATCTTCTATATTTATATATATATTTATTTAAAAACAAGTTCTATAGTAAAACGAAATACCACTATTTTCATTATATCTAATAATTTTAACAATATCTCCTTGTTTTAAACCAAGCCATTTAGCGATAGGATCGCTATGTAATATTATAGGCATATATATTTTACTTTTAATCATATATTCTTTCATAAAATCTGTTATTTCAAATTTGATTTCACTTATTTTTGTATTTAAATCTTCGATTTCTTTTTCGAGTTTAATAATTTCTTTCGTCAATTCTTCTTTATCTTTAATTTTAGTTTTTTTAGTTCCCATATCATCTAATTCTTTTTTCTTACTTTTAATAGTATCCTCAATTTCCTTTATTTTATTTTTAAGCTCTTCTTTTTCCTTAATAGCGTTTTCTTCACTTAATTTAATATGTTTAGGAACATATTCGTGCTTAGTAGGATTAAACATAAGTTGTTTAACGTGAAAATACTGCAATTGCCCACCGTTCTTTTGAAAAAGTTTATCATATTTATTTAGCTGTGATATTATTGGATGTGAAATAGTATCATTATTGAAAATCAATATGATATTTTTCATATTTCCATATTTTGCTATAAAATTTTCAACATTAGCATCACATACCTTTAATTCATCTATTATCATTTTCCTTAATTTTTTAGTAAGTGCAAATATTACGGTTGTATTAGATGTCTGCAATTCAATTACATTTTTTTCATTTTCATAATCTTCTTTATCTATTGATAGTTCGTGTTCTTCAAAAATTGAAATATCATCTCCTCTCTCTACAAGCATTTCTTTTAAATTTTTGAGAATACTTTCAATATCCATTTTATTATAATAAATCTTCTTAATCTTATATTATAGTATATAAAAAAATCAATTTTTATTTATTTTTGTTTTCGTATAATTTTATTATTCTCGGGTCTATATAATTTTTTTTACATACACTAGATGTATTGTGTAGTTTTAACGATGTATCATTAATAGCTTTTTTTATAGCGTGTTTATCATCTTTGTATTTACGATAATATTTTATAAATAAATTATTAGCATTTAGTGTTCTTAAATCTTTTGTAGTTATTTTTAAATCATATTTATTATAAAAATTATCTAAGTATTTATTTACATCATTTGACGATACACATTTATCACCGTATTTAAATATATAATCTTCTGCGTCATCAAGATTTTCTATAACATTATAAATATAATCATAAATATATTTATTATTACATATAGCAACATTTCTAACATTTTTTTTACCTATAAAATCAATCTTAATTGTTTTATCGTTTAGAAATATGTGTTTTTTCTTTAATGTAGTTAAACCATATGAATTATATTCCTTTTCGTATTTTTTATTACCTATTCTAAATCCACAATCAATAATGAGTGTTATTATAATACTTATTATTTTATTTTTAATATCATTACCTAAGATGTCTTTCTTAATTTTATTTTTTAATTTTTTAAAATATTTAATAGATTTTTCTATTTTAATAAATTTAGAATTGTTTTGTTTTTCTATAAATTTAGGATTATAAATTACTTGTTTTCTATTTTTAGAATCATAACCATATGCTATTATTTTTTTTCCATTTAAAATAGTAACATTATCGTAAGCGGGTGGTATTTTTAAACTTTTATAAAAATTAATATCATTTTCATTTGTTATTTCTATATTTTTATTAAAATATTTAAATCCTGTTTTATAAGTACCTATTCTATTAATTTTCATTTTAATATTATCTTAAAATATAATGCGATAATATATAATTTTTACATATAAAATGATATAAACAAAAGGATATATAAATATCCATAAACTAAAATACTAAATAATGCCATCTAATAAGAAAGCAACTGGTACTAAAATCGTAAATGACGCTACTCTTAATATTCAAGCTACTCCGGTAACCCCAGTCAAAAATGAAAAACCAGATAAAAAAACTGCTTCTAAAAATGCTGCGACACCAGTTGTCAAAAAAGATGCCCCTCCTGCTGTAAATGCGGTTGACGTAACAACAGTTGCTGTCGATGTTCAATCATCTAATGTTGCTTCACCACAGGACAGTGTACTACAAAATATTATTGAGAAAGTAAATACTTTGTCATCGAATTTCAAAGAAATTCAAGGGATGTTGAAAATCTTATCTAAAGAATATGAAAAACAGCAAAAAATTATTGAAAAGGTACAAAAAAAGAGACAAAACGCTAAAAATTCCCCATCGGGATTTGCTAAACCAAATAAAATTTCAGATGAACTATGCGATTTTATTGGAGAACCACACGGAACCGAAAAATCACGAACAGATATTACCAGATATATCAATGCATACATTAAAGAACACAATTTAAATAAACCTGAAAATAAAAGATTTATCCTTCCTGACGATAAACTAAGAAAAATTCTAAATGTAAATGACAAAGATGAGATTAATTATTTTATTTTACAAAAACTTATCTCTCATCATTTTCCCCCATCAGCAAGTAAACTAGCTGCGGCAGCCGCAGTAAAATAATAATAACAAAAAATTGATATAAGATTATTTTTATATAAAACATCAACTACAAAGATGTCTTATAAAACATATACAAATACAGATAATGGTGCGGTGTCGTTAAAAACAACTAACAAAAATATTATAGATTATTTTATGCTTTTTGTAAGAGATTTAAATAAAACTGATAATTATAATTATTTAGAAAAATGTTGGAAAGATGACCCTAAAAAAACGGTAGCTATTATTTTCAATGGCAGAGATAGATTAAATGGAAAGAAGGAAAAAAAAATATCAAACCAAGCTATGATATGGTTAAAAAATAATAAACCTAATACATATTATGACAATATTATTACATATGTTAATAAATATGGATGTTGGAAAGATTTATTATATATATCATATCATAGTGATAATAAATATGAGCTTAAATTATTCGCCAAAAAATTATTAGATGATAAAATATTATTAGATAATAATGAAAATGTATCTTTATGTGCTAAATGGGCACCTACAGAAAATTGCAGATGTGATAAAAGAAGACATATGGCAAAAAAAATAGCAACTGAAATATATGGTATTGATGACAAAAGAAAAATGGAAAAATATCGTAAAAATTTAATTGTTCCTTTGAGAGAGAAAATTAATATTGTTGAAAAATTAATGTGTAATAACGAATGGGACAAGATTAAATACGAACAGGTACCCGGTATTGCTTCTAAAAAATTAATAAATGCTTTTATGAAACATGATAAAGAAAGATATCTTAAATATTTGTCAGATGTAAGATGTGGTAATAAGGAAATAAAAGTAACAGGAATATTGCCTCATGAATTAACTAAATATTATATTGAAAATAGATACACTAATGATGGTAATGATAATTACTGTGAAACTATAGAATTACAATGGAATACAATAATAGATAATGTTAAAAAGAATGGGGTATTGGCAAATTCTTTAGCAATTGTGGATTTATCAGGGTCTATGTTTAATGCGAGAAATGGAAGTATTCCCGCACAAGTTGCTACAGCATTAGGTATTCTTACTTCATTGTGTTGTGATGGAATATTCAAAAATAAATTTATTACATTTAGCGATTATCCTAAATTAGTTACTCTTAATATCTCACAAGATAAACCTTCATTATTGGACTATATTAAGAGTATGTTAAATATTGATTATGGATTTAGCACAGATTTCGTTAAATGTTGCGATTGTATCATTAGATATGGTATTGAAAATAATATTCCGGATTGCGAAATGCCTAAAAAACTATTTGTATTTACTGATATGCAATTTAATGAAGCAACTGATAGTGGAGATACAATTGAAACAATATATGATAATATTATAAATAAATTTAAATTATCGGGTTTTACAGCACCTAAATTTATATTTTGGAATCTTAACTCGCAATCTAATAATGCATTCCCAGTAAATTATGATACTGAGGGTACCGCTATCATATCTGGATTTTCAGAACAATTACTTAAAATTTTTATGAATTATGATGATTTTAATCCTAATATAATTGTAAATGAAATTTTAGAACCTTATGAAAAAAATGTAATAATATCTGATGATTAATATAATTTATATATCATCATTCATCTAAATTAATATTTTTTCTTTTTTTGCCAATTGAATCAGGAATATATGTTTTATATAGGAACTTGTAAATATCTGGTATATCTTCGTATTTTTCATACTTTTCAATAATAATAACTGAAGCTTTTTTAAATATATCTTCTTGATAATTCATATCTTAATATATATTAATTCTAATGTATTAATCAATTTTTGAGTACATAATTTTATTTTTCTATAGATTTTAATAATTTTCTAAAATTAAAAGATTTTAAAAGATTATGTACTCAAATTTTAATAACCTTATTTTCTAAATTTATTATATTACTAGAACATTTTTCTTTAAATTCAATGATATAATTAAATTCACAATTGTGATTTTTATAGAATAGATGTTTGTTACAGTAAAAATTTTTACATTTACATTTATTCGTTAATGTTTCCAATAATATTAAATTTTTATTACAGCAATCACATTTTTTAGCTTTATAATTAGATAATTCTTGTTTCTCTATTACTTTATCAAATTTTTTATTATTTAATTCCATACTTTAATATATATATTAATTCTTTAGATATTATGATTTTATATATTGGATAAAAATAAACATTTCAAATAATTTAATTGGAATAAGCAAGACCACCCATACCAGATAATATACGTAATACGTTGTAATTTACTGCGAATACATATATAGTTCCGTTAACTTCCGAAGATACATTTAATACTGCTGTATCAATACGAGACATATTTAAGGTTCCGCTCGGTTGATGTTCTTCTGGTTTAAGAGCAAACGAATAAACATTAATACCACTGTGATATACGTCAGGGGTATTTTCGTGATGTTGATATGGCTGTACTAATGAGAAATAATCGCCTTTACGGGTAGCAAATCTGTCATTACCGTTGAGCATTATCTTAGCTTGTAATGTATTATTTTTTGACGCAATGTACTCATTCATTGTATTATTAGGATTTGCTGACGTTGAACCATTCGCTGAAGAGAAATTATTCCAGAAAACTTGATGACCTGTTAAATTGTCGCGTTTTATTGCCCATATGAGTTCTTTGCATGGATGATTGAAATTCATACGGATGCTCTTCATGTTATCTATGGAGCTTGATTTATTAATGGTATCTGAACCTGTGAATTGTAATTGCTCAATTAAATATTCGTGGGATAATTGTGCAAAACGTCTGCGTTCATCAGTATCAAGGAAGATATAATCAACCCATAATGTAGCATCTAATAATGAAATATTTTTATTTTCGGCAAAAACATTTGGAGAAACGGAAGTTGTTGTTCCATACTGCTTGTTTCCATTTGAGCATATTTGCGCAGCAACAGTTTTTAAAGACTCGTCGTAGCATAAATTATTGTCATTATCATCTACTAAATTATCAGCTGTATCGTATTCAATATTAATTTTAACTTCATGATATTGAAGAGCGATTAATGGAAGTGCTAACCCTACATTTCGACAAAACCAGAATTCAAGAGGTACATATAATTCATATTCTTGCCCCTTTAATAACTTAGTACATAAATTACCTTTATTTGCTCCAACCATAGTATTGTAACCTTCGCGTTTTCCAACAGGTAATGATAATTCATTCCATATATATAACCATTCGGAGTAATGTTTATCTATACGTTGTCCTCCGATTTCTAGTTCTACATTCTTTAAAAGTTTTTGACCAAAATTTGGAACAAGCGCAACAGCAGAATTATCGACGGTATTATTATTTTTAATTCTTCCATTGAAGTAAATTCTATGGATTAAATCACCATTGCGGGTAATTTGAAAACTAGCACGAGAACCTAAAGAATTACTTCCTGTAGGAGTTTGTTGAATAGCTTCGATAGCGAAGTTAGTATGACGACGATATACAACTTTGAAAAAGGTAATTTGAGGATTACCAGTTAAATAAACATCCTGAGCACCATAAGCTACTAGTTGAAGAAGACCACCACCCATTTACGCTATATTCTTTATACTATTAGAGGAGAAAAAAAAAAGATGTATAATATACACAAACTAATATTATAAAGTAATAAAAAAATAAAATAGTTAAAATTTAATTTGAATAGGCAAGACCACCCATACCAGATAATATGCGTAATACGTTGTAATTTACAGCATATACATTTAATGAATAAACCATATTTGCGGTATCAGTGCCTAAATTTAATGATAAGTTTAATACAGCGGTATCTATGCGGGACATATTTAGAGTTCCACTTGGTTGATGTTCTTCGGGTTTTAATGCGAACGAATATACGTTAATACCTGAATTATTTGGAATATTTTCGTGATGTTGATAAGTTTGAATCATATTGAAATAAGAACCAGGTCTTTCTGAAAAGCGATCGTTTCCATTTAATACTAATTTAGCGGTTTTAGTAGTGTTATTTGAAGATATGGCACGTAAATTTCTATTTGCTGTTTCATTTTTAAGTGTATTATTTAATCCATTCATATCAGAAGATAGATTAGTATAGTTAAACCAATTTATATTATTTACTTCAATTCCGGAAGCATTTGTTTTATTAAAAGTTGTAAACCAATATAATTCCTTGCAAGGGTGGTTGAATGATAATTTTGGTTTTACTATATCACCTGAAACAGATTCAGAACCGGTGAATTGTAATTGTTCAATTAAATATTCATGTGATAATTGAGCAAAACGTCTGCGCTCATCAGTATCGAGGAAAATATAATCTACCCATAATGATGCTGAACCGAAAACTGTTGGTGCGGTTGATGTTGATTTACATTTATCAGCAGTTTGGAATAAAATATTTACTTTGACTTCGTGATATTGAAGAGCAATTAAAGGAAGTGCTAAACCTACATTACGGCAGAACCAAAATTCAAGAGGGATATATAATTGGTCTTTAATTACGCCACCATCTCCACCTACCATTTTTTTGTATCCGTCGCGTTTAGAAGTAGGTAATGATAATTCATTCCATATATACATCCAGTGTGAATATTGTTTATCTATTTTTTGACCACCTATTTCTAATTCTACATAATCAATTAAACGTAATCCAAAATATGGGCATAAATTAACTTCATTTTCAGACATATCAACAGATAAATACATTCTATGTATTAAATCACCATTTCTTGATATTTGGCAAGTTACGCGATTACCATATCCAGGATTTCCGTTAAAAGTTTGTTGAATAGCTTCGATAGCGAAGTTAGTATGACGACGATATACAACTTTGAAAAAGGTAATTTGAGGATTACCAGTTAAATAAACATCCTGAGCACCATAAGCTACTAGTTGAAGAAGA